TTAATTCATAGGACCCTTACTTGTGACACGATCCCAAAACCCTTTTTTATGAGCGCTTAACAGTGCTGTTGTGATCACAACAGCCAAAACGCAAAATTGGGGTTTTAATTTGATACCAATTAGCAAAAGAGAAGCGTCATAATGCTGATATACCAGCATTATGACGCTTCTCTTTTTATCTACCGACGTCGACTTATCACCCGCACGGTAGTTATACCATTAAGGGTAGCACGCTATAAATGCCATTTATAAGCCATTTCTGAAAAAGAGAGATTTTTAATTTACAAATCGTGGAAGAGCACAAATTAATTTAATATTGGCCCTTTTTTGATGTTTTGCTTTTTCCACTATTATATACCAACTTATTATCTTAAACATAAAAAAGTCCCACACCAGCCAATTAAGGTTAGTGTGGGATTTGTTGTCATTTTTTCCAAAGTTGTTAATCACAGCAATGCAATTAAAGTGTGGCTAGTATCGACTTTACCTAGTCAGATTTAACTTGGATCTTTTCTCTCCACTGTATTTCTGGAAATCCCATTAAATCTAACACTTTTCCTATCCCAATTGACTTTAACTTATAATTGCTTTTTTCTATAAGACTATTGATACTATACGTCATTGCTTTAAACTGCTTACGTGTCAAAACCAAAGCAAGTAACGATATGAGTGCAAATAAATCTACTGGCTTTTCTAAGTCATCGAACATTGGGTTATTCATATAGTACTTGCTGAACAACGACTTCGGAATCTTTGTCCTTAAGCTGTAATTGTAAAAACGTTCATCATGTGCACAAACATTTCTAAACAGATTTGCAACAATAATTAAGGATTTCAATTCTCCTGTATCAATCTTTTCACTGGATTTCCAATGCAATTTATAATATTCACTGAAGTCTCTCGCAACTTTCTCCTTTAGGTTTTGATCCAATGAGTCATAAAGATATTGTATTTCACCAAAAGTCAACGTATTAACTAGCACCCACAACGGTACATGGGTATGTTGCTGAACATAATGAATAATACTAGGCTTACCATACCTTTCATTTCTTCCCCTGTTGAGTTTTAGTGAAAGGTTTTTTAAGTTTTTTAGAACGTTGGACAGATCACCAATATCGTTGGAATAATTCACAATATTTAAATAACTGTACGGGTCTGGAAATTTTTGTGCAAACTCATAACTTATAATCGACTTTAAGCGGGATTCAAATATCAACAAATAATTTAATACTATATTTCTCAAATCTCTGTCAAATCCATATAGTGTATACACATCTGAAAAAGTAGTTTTATGGATAAACATCTCAGGCTTAAGAGCCTCACCTGCACCATCTTTTCTTAAAAATGGATCTTTATAGCCATTAATTACACTGTAATAATTATTATTAAGTAAAACCTGTCTTGCATAATCTGTGTTATCAATTTTCATACCACGATTCTTCAACATCTTTAATTGAGCATCTAAACTGGTAAAAGGTTTATCTGTACTGTATGTCATATGGTCTACTCCTAAAAAAAAATCCACCCCGCGGACGGAATGGACAAGGTCTTATGTGTGTAATGATATAGATTGACGACATTTTTGTCAAGAATTTGATTATCACTTAAATGTAGAAAGACGAATATTTTCCTATATTTAGTAATTGAATGATCAAATGGTTTGCAAAATCGCCATATGTTGTGTTTATTTTTTTATGTATTAAAGTTGCACGATTTCTCATGTATTCCTATGATAATACGGAACCTAGTAATAATCTGGTTTCCTCTTTCGCTGAGATACTTTCTCTTATGTATTAGCCATCTACCTTTACAGCAGGCGGCTTTTTACGCAAAAAATTCCCCACGCCGAAGCGCAGGGAAATTAATCAAGTTATAACTATCATCTAGAAACTACACTAGAGACAATTAGTATTATACTTATTACTTGCTATTCTGTAAAGTATTGTAGTTATCTAATTAGCTATATTGACAGCTAATAATGCTAAATCTAAACTCTCACTAACAAAATATATAGGCAAGCAACACAAAAAAATCTTCCACTCATCAAGCAGAAGATTATCCTCATCACTTCCGGCACCACTAACCGACAATCTTGGGGGGATTTGAAAGCTGTGATACTAATAACAGGACAAGGGACATAATAACACTTGTCGGTTTATATCACAATACCGAAAGTAATCTATAGAAAAATATTAATAAGTCCTTGTTATATTAATCAGGTTTAATGTATAATAACTGTGTTCTTTATTATCTTAGGAGAAACAGAACACCCATTTTATTTATTTAAACATTGGGCCAGTCTTGACTGGCTCTTTTTTATATATTTTGTTAACAAAAAATCCCCCACGCCGAAGCATGGGGGACTAGAACAGTTCACGATTATTATACTACTTTTTCTCCTGATTGTGAGGCGGATTCTGACGTCGTTTCAGTGTTAGATGATGCAGAACTATTCACTGCAGCAACTGTGGACGTTGGCGTTTGTGCTTCGTCAGCAACCTTATTAGCAGTCGCTTCAACCTGACTTTTCTCGTCACTGTCAACCGTTGGTGATGTCACTGTTTGAACGTCAGTAATCACACCCAACATACCAAGGATTGTTAATACTGTGTTAACAACAGCAACAATACTCGTCCAGTCACCAGTAAATTTAATGCCAAACATGGCAAAGATTTGTTGAACTAACACAATTAATAACGAAATAATCCCAGCAATCAATTTACCATTCAAGCTACCATCGACATTCTTGAAGCTAATTTTTTTAATCATGTTTTACCTCCTAAAGGAACTTTTCTGCGATGTAAATAACTAACGTGACGAGCACGCCACTAACCAAGACACCGATAACCCAATTCTGTATCTGAGTAATCCGTCCTATCTCATGTTCGACTTCAATGGACTTGGCCAGTGCCTTGTCCGCTTTGTCACCAATATCGTCAACTTGATTCAGCTTTTCTTCGATGTTCTCAACTTTCGTTTTGGTGGCGGCCACATCCTTTTGAATATCCATTAATAGCTTAGTTGTATCATCGTATTGTGCCATTACCGCACCACCAATCGCTGGCCGGGATAGATAGTGGTGTAAATCGTCTTGCCGTTCTGACTAGCTAATGTAGTCATGCTCAGGCCGTTGCGTTGTGCAATTGTCCACCAGCTGTCGCCAGACTTGACTGTGTAATACGTATGACTAACCAGCTGACCAGTATCCCTTTTCCCGTAGGCTGGCCCGTTAGTGACGCCTAGCTTGATAAATCCGTACAGGCCATTTGAACGGGTGTAACGTGCCCATACATAGTCATGTTCAATAATGACAGCGTTGTAAGTTACACTCTCACCCTTGTAATAGGTAGCCACTTGACTAACTTTGTCACTATCCGTGTAGCGAACAGCTAATGTCCGATTAGGGTAGAACACCCCTCGCTGGCTGTATTTAACAACCTTAAAGGTGGCCTTCTTAGCTGCCTGAGCCTTTTGAGCCTTCTTAACGTTGGTTTGAGCTTGTTTCTTGCTAGCAGTTGTATAGCCTGACTTGGTAATGCCCGTTAAGTCGACATTGCCATCTAATCCTTGTGGAACACCATTCACATAGCCAGTAATCCGATACATACTCGTAAACTGGAAGATAGCCACGCCATCCATACTTGGGAACCAGTTGTAATCCGGCTTAGTTCTAATCAGATAGTCCGGATACTCAGCTAGCCATAGACAGCTACCATAGGCACGTACAATGGAACTCACATTAACATGTGCATTTAGATAATCCTTGCCACCATAAAGCATTGGGGTATAGCCGTACGCCTTAATTAACTTAAATTGAGCTTTAATGACATTAGTGTTAGCTGTCACACTATTAGAAGCACCGTCCTCATAGTCCAATGCTACAATAGACCCTTTAGGCGTCCTAACACGTGGCAAGTAATAGGCCATCATCGCCTTGGCATTGGTCATATTGCCACCAACACCGTCCCATAAATAGGTGTGTACCCGTTTACCAGCCTGTTGAGCTGATTTAACTTGGCTGTTATAAGTGGTCTGAGGAATATTAGTGCCACCATAAAAGCCACCTGCCTGTGAGAGCACGAACTTATCGGTGCTATAGCCGAATATCCCACTATTGCCGTTATACTTAGACCAGTCGACCCCTTGGTCACGACTAGTTGAAGCCTGACTGGTAACATTGACCATTAAAAAGGCCATAAAAATGGCGCCCACCGTTAAGATGAGTGCCTTTAATTTGCGCTTGTTCAATTGTCTACCTCCTAATTTAATATGTCTTCTGGTGCGGACGTCCAATTTTGGACAAATTAAAAGCACTGACTAACTGGCTGAGTGACTGCTAGTTAGTGGTGCTTGTGGTCGTTGCTTGAATTGTTGGTGCTACATATGCTTCACCGGTGATAGCCTTGTAATCGTCAGCAGTAATACCATCTGGTAATCCAACGACTGTTGCTAATGTTTCCTTGCTAATTGTTTTCCAATCTTGATATGCCCACGTAAATATTTGAACCATTATGCTGTCCCCTTTGCTGATTGACTGAGTGCAAGTTCTGTAATTGACTTCTGTAACTGATTGATACTGGTTTCTGATACCGTTTGTTGTTGTGCTAAAGTCGTTGCCGACTGTACAGCTTGCTGACTAGTTTTCAGCACATCGGAATACTTGGTATTCAACTCATTAAGGGATAAGTCTGGCAAGTTACCCGGATTGAGTATAACCTTTTTATCGGTGTCGTACCGGAATTTGTCGGAATGCTGGGCAAACTGAGTAATCCATGAATCGAGAATGAACACCTTGGTAAACCCATCTGCTTCAATATTTTGGTATGCCGTAATGAAACCATCTGCATCATATTTGATATAAATAAACATATAATCGTCCTTTCTAAACGGTTGTTCCTGTAGCATCTACCCAGTTCTTGCCTGTGTACCATATTGGCTTGTTTAAGCTAGTGTCAAAATACTGATAACCTGCGCTAATGCCATCTGGTCTAGAAGCTGTATCACCTGTTGACAAATGCAAAACTTTTGAATCGTCAGCAGGTGTGTAACCAATTTTATCTTGCTTGGCATTAACTTCTTCAATTCCCGCTACATCACTAGCTGGTTTACGCATATCTGTACTGTGAACTACCTTACTATCGTCAGCAAGAAGTTTCCAAGTCGTCCAAGTAGTATTAGACATTGTCCGCACATACATATTATTATGTGTACCATACGCTATTTGGATATTTACGTGTACACCATAGTTGCTTTTAAAACAATGAACGTAATAAAGGCCTTGAGGAAGTCCCCAGTTAGCTAGACTACTTACATTAGCCCAACCATTAAGATACAGCCATCCCATAGGAATATCATTCATATCCGTATAGCTTCCGTCAATTCTCCCAATAACATCTTCATTAGCGGGGAGAATACTGGTCCCATTTACAGATATTTCACCATTCTTGTTATCAGTAACTTTAGTGCTTAGTCCATTGTTTAAATCAGTAACAGTAACGTAGTTGCTTAAATCTGGGGTGTCGCCTTTGTCACCTTTGTCACCCTTTTGTGAAACAAGGTAAAAGTCTTTTGTTGTGCCATCAGTATAATTTAAAGTAGCTTTCATCCACAAATATGGATTTGTAATCGTTGTAGCAACGATACTGTTTGACCAAGTTCCTGTTGGAGAAGTAGTTGCGCTATTTGAAATTTGATATTGAATTGTAGTTGAAGAAATGCCTGTACCAGTTTTTCCTTGAATACCTTGAGGACCCTGAATTGTACCGCAATCTTTCCACGCTCCAATAGTATAAACATAAAGTTCCTCATTGACTAAATAACCATCACCCTCATTTGCAGTGGTTGGTAATGCAGAAACTGAAGTAACTTGTCCTTTAATATCAAGTCCTTCGCCAGGGTCACCCTTGGCGATTGTGCTTGCGGCTTTATTCATTGCTTCCACAAAATCATCAAAAGTAATGGTGGTAATCGTGCCACCAGTGGTGCTTTGAATGTTATTAGCAATAGTAAATCCGGTTGACCCATCACTAGGATAGATTGACGTCCCGGTACTATCAACCACCCATACTTCAATGGCGCATCTACCAGCTGGTAAACTATTCATCAAGTCAGCACTAAAGTTAACGGTAATTTTACCAGTCCACGGTTCCACTAACTTAGTTGGGTCAATTTGGACCGATTTAAGATAGCCGCTAGCATTTCCCAACTTTACGGTAATTGAAGTGGCATTAGTTAAGTCAGTTGCTACGTTTTCGTTGCTACAAATTAACGTGAAGCTAGTGGTTGTATCACCAATTTTGACCGTCTGTGGGGACGTATCAGTAAAACTAAGTGTCTTTTCCGTTTTAGGTTCCTCCTTTTCAGCCAACTTGGCATTAAGCCGGTTGAGCTAGTTGATTTGTATCTTTTCAAGCTTTGACATATGCTGTTGCATATCACTGCTGGTATTCATTACGCAGCAACGGTACTAACTAATTGATCATATTCAGCAGCTGTAATCATTGCTGCTGACTTAAATGTTGCTAAATTATCCTTAGTGTATAATCCGATTTCAAAATAATACTTGATGAATTCAAACATAATTTGTCCCTCCCTATTTGGTTTCCGCAGTTGCTGCTGATGTTGCTTGTGTTACTGGAGTTTCTGCTGCTGCTGATGTTACTGGAGTTTCTTATACTGGAGTTGCTTGTGTTGCTGGTGCTTTCTTTGTATCCGCTAATTGTAATAGCACTTGTGCATTAAACTCAGCTTGCTTTTTCTGCATCGTTGCCATTTGCAATGCTAATTGTGCTTGGAACCGTTGTTCATCGCTTGGTTGATGTTTAACGGCATCAGTGACTGGCGCCACATAGTTAGGGTCTTTGGTTAAGACATTATCTATCAGCTTGAAGGCTTGCGGTTGCGTGCTTGTCAAGAACTCATCCGGGATTTCACCCTCATAAGTCGTCGCCCCTGTTAGTCCACCGACAGTAGCATAACTTGTCACGTGTCCAGTCGCATCCAGCATTAATTGTAAGCTAATTCGATTATCCATTATTTTAATCCCTCGATTTTCGTTAAGACGACGTCACTAAGATTATCGGCTTTGCTACTACCATTGTTAATCAATGCCTTGGATAGCTTCATCGCCTTTTGATCATCCATTCGATCTAAAGTTAGCTCCGCAGCCCGAATGGCTCCACCATCACCGCTAAGTCCAACCTGTGTCAACCAAAATGTGGATTTATTAGTTGATCGTTCGACATAATCGTTTCCTAGTGGGGTCGTCAACTTAAAGCGCAAACGATCAAAATTATTGACATCAGCAGCTAATTTCAAGGTATCACCAACTTTAGCGCCACCGCTCCATAAATCCATCGCAGTATTAGTTTCAGCTTTGCGCCACTCACCTTGGAACTTTTCCATCGTGGTCAAACCGCCAATAAATAGCAAAATACCGTTATTAATATCTTTAAAACTGGCTACAATATAGCCATTGAGATAGCTAATATCCATTAAAGGCCGATTAGTCGTCTTTGAATAATAATAATACAGGCCGCTTTGATTAATCTCATAAATATTATCATTGGGTACTGAATTGATTTTTCCAAAATTAATGTTTGATAGTGGCACTCCCTTAATAGAAATACCATCCACAAAGTTTTTAATGCCGGCAATGTTATTTTGTGTACTGGTGGTGTTCACTAATTTGTCAGCATCCACAATAGCATTCGTTTCAGTCATTGGATGAATCACAGTTCCAGTAGCATCTTGTAATTCTTTAATAGACATCTTTACTAGACCTCCTTAATAAAAACCGCATTATTTAGCTTAGCGTTAAATTCGGTTTTTGACACGACATCTTTAGTTGCCAGCTGGATCTTGATGTTATCTAACCGGTCACTAATATTTTGTAGTTGAGTCTTACTTAAATCGAATTTTTGGCCTAAATCGGTTAAGAAGGTTTGTTGTTTGTCTTTTAACTCCGAGATTAATTGTTCATACTCGCTCAAATAACTTTCAGAATTAATGCCAAATTCAACTAAGTTAGGTGAGACATCTACCGCCACATCAATTGTCGTGTCTACCTTATCGCCAAGCATTACTTTAAAGAAAGCTTGCCGGAATTGTCCCCGTGCTGTGAAAGTTTGCGGTGGAAAAACGTATCTAAAAATACCCCCTTGCGGGTCTAACACAATGCCACCACTAGTATCAATGATCCGTGTACCATCAGCTTTGACCCCTTCAAAATTGACATTTTTACCAGTTAAATCATAAGGGGAATTATTGGAATTTAATTGCACCGTGACAGCTTTCAAACCACCATCGCCGACACGAGCATAAATGGCTTGTTGCGTTGATTGTAAATTTGGTTGTTTCGTAATATCGTATACCAATTCTTGATTAGCCATTGTTATCTCCTTTCTTAATCATCGTAATAATACGAATAGTCTTTAGCAATTTCCTGCACGATATATTGATGAGCCTCTGGGGTAGGATGTAAGCCATCGTGCATCATCGTTTTCTTAAAAGCAGGATTATCAGGCTCAAAAATACTCGTAGGTTTCATTAGGTCAACGTAAGGAACATTTTGTTGATTAAGATATTTCTTTTGGGCTTCCATATAGTCGATCAGTGTTAAGCCTAAGGCATTTTTAGACTTTTCTGTCCGGTACTCCCTGTTAATACCGACGCATTGACGGGTACAATTGACAACAATTAACTTAGCATTCGGGTTATTATTTTTAACCCGTTTTATCGTTTCCTGCAAACCACCTAGATACGTTTTGATGTCCGTGTCACCAGCATAACCTAAACTAATATCATGCACCCAATCATCATCGGTGCCCTGAATAATCACCACATCACATTGCTTTAATCGGCTGGCTTGATTAACAATTGCGTTATTATCATAATCACTCATTTTAGCGCCACCAACACTAAGGTTTTCCACATAGATATTATATTGATGAGCTAAAATATCCGGAAATCCCCCAGCAGTTGCCGCTACGCTGTCGCCAATGACCCCAATCTTATTGGCTTTAGTCAATGATGATTGCTTTACAAAGTCATACAAAACTTGTCCGCGTGCAGTCTCATATAGGTTAGGTAACGGATTACCAGCCTCACTATTTGGTTCTTGAATTGTCGGTACAGCCACACTAGTTGTGTCGCCTAAAACAATGGCACGGATTTCACGCGTGTACTTTTCATCTAACTGGTTGACCTGATTTTTCGTGTCTTGATTGAACTTTTTAGCTGTGCTTTGTACGCCGGCAATCGCTTCAGCAGTTTGTGCCATGGCCTCGCGGACATCAATTCCATACTGCTTTTCGCGAATCGCCTTCGGAAGTTTTTCCAAATCTAATTTTCCCGTAATGTGAGAACGATCACGATAATATTTATCTTGGTTGTTCAAAATCTCACCTCCTAGTTAAATATTGGTTCTTAAACCGTTCTGATGGCTCTTGGTTCATATCTACTTTAGTAGTAATACCAGCCAAGGTGCCTTTGTCAGTATATTGCCATAAATCATAAGGATATAGCGGCTTAGTACCATAACTTGGAATCCAAATACTCCCAGCTTTGGTAATATCAAGATTGAGCTGTTGATACAAATGGTTCGCAATATATAACACAATTTGACTATTTGGAATACCCAAGTCATTAAGCTGGCTGATATACGCATTAACTGTGCCACGCATATTGTTATTCTCGATGGTTTCAATATCAAGGGCATAGAACCGCGGTTGTTGTTGCCCTTTGACCACGCTTTGGACACGTTGATAAAAAGCACGTGCTTCGGCTTGACTATCAGATTCATTAACCCCTCTGAAGAACGCATATACGGCATAATTGAGCTTATTGGCCAAGACATCCTGAAGGTTTTTAACATATTTGACATCAATGTGGTTTTCACCGTCTTGGATCCTAATAATCCCTAAGGCTAAGCCAGCATTGCTGACTTGCGACCAATTAATATCGCTTTGGAACTCTGATACGTCAACAATCGCACCATCGTAATAGCTTGATGGATTGCTCGGTTGATCGTGCGGCTTATCTGGCTGAGGTTTATCCGGAGAATCTGGTGGATTATTTTGCGTATTAAATGACGTAATGTATTCACTAAAGTTTTTAAGCTGATTGATGATCCTGCTTTGATTAATTTGTTGACTAGTCAGGCTTTTATTCTGATTCCCAATCTTAATCGTGACGGTTTGCGGGTTAACTAGATCAACATCTTTTTCGCTAACACTAATCGTTTCATCAATATCCATAAACTTATCAATAATACGATAGCTATTACCGACTGCAAACGATTGAAACCGTTTGTCAATCAAAGCTAGATTAACAATGTCAACACTCCAAGCAATCTCGGCCGATACTTGTGCTTTTAGATATTGTTCACCCTTTGTTTTGAGGATTCCAGCATCGTGCACATCGTCCCAAACATTAGCTTTTTCGATAATGCCAAATTTATCAATTAGTTTTGGATCATCTAAATAACGGCTGCCATTATTAACGCTAGAAATATCAATCTTAGGAATCGGCTTATTACTATCTCGCTGGTCGTCTTTCTGCGCCTGTTCAGCGCCTAATGGGATTAAGCGAGTAATAAGGTTGTTGACGTTGAGATCGCGCGTGAAGCTCTTTAAATTCACGCCTAACTCGATCGTTTGCTTGGTGTCCGTTCCCAGCCGATTGACATAATCCAAAATTAATTGACCATTAGGATTTCGTTCAATACGTAAAAAACCTCCCAGCCGATTGACTAAGTTGTCCGTAATATTGTCTAACGTGTCTTTGGTTTCGTCTAAATAGCGGTAGACATTATCGGTGCTGTTAGTTACGTTGATTGTTCCCAAAGTGATTTTTTTGAAATCATCAACTTGTCTATTATGTTCGTCAATTATGATTTGCAAAAAATCATTGACACTGGTGTTATGAATCTCACGGTAAACTTGGGTGCTGTCATGTAGATAAGCTAGTTCGCTTTCAAAACTCAATGTTTGTGTATGCGTGGTTGAATACACTTTGCTAACTTTGATGAAGCGGCCTCGGAAAATGGTTTCGTTTGTCTGAAGGTCTTCGATTCTGATAAACCAGCGATAAGGCAAAATACGATTGAACAACGTATTTTCTAGGCTAATGGCTAACGTTCCAGTGTCTATCCCACCAGACACTAAGCTTAGACTACCTGATACAATTCGATTGCCATACACATCCGGTTCATTAATGGCTTCTTCATTGCCTAGATAGGTTTCGCGAACTAATATTTTGTACACTACAACATCACCTCGCTTTCCCATTTAAACTCAATATCACCGTTACCATTAACTGTAAGATCATTGATTCCCGGTTCTAATCTAAAATTGGGATTATCTTGATAATCTTTGGTGTATTTATATTTACCATTAATCGTCATATCATTCTGGCAGATAACCTTAAACCTTGATTTCAAATCGCTATCATTATATAAGCTAATTTTTTTGGTGCCATTGACTGAATACTTGGTAAATTGTGCATACCCTGCTTCCAGATTAAAATCGTCCCAAATATCTTCAAACTGTCCTTTGCGTAGCGCATAGGGTGAGACGTTGAATTGAACCGTTATTTCTAGCACATTATTAACATGATCATCATTTACTGCAACACTATTAGCCTTGCCAAACCAATAAAATGGAAGATCATGACTATCATAAATCGGTTGACGCATTGGTATTAGCAGCAGCCTTTTACACTTTTGTTCTAGTAATTTACGATCGTGATAATTAATATTTAGTGCTTTAAATTGATATTCAATCGTACGGTTATCAAAGATGCGTCGTCCAAGTATATCTGAAAAATCAATTGTCCCATCCATATAACCTATACTCTCGGTAACTTCTTTAGTTGGTGGGTTATTGGCAGTACGAGCAGCTAAGTATAGATTTAATTGGCGACTATCAAAATTAGCAAATTGTACATACTCTGTAGGTTGTGGCTGTTGATACCCAAAATAAATATCATGATCCATTACCACCGATACCTCCGTTCATCTTCCATACGTTCGCCTAATTGTTCGTTAGTTATATCAATCAACTTGCCATTGGCATTTAGATATACTGGGCGATTTTGTTCCAGTGCGCCTAAAATACGACTAAGCATATTTGTTAACGAACCATCTTCATTATTATGCTGATCATCAGTTATAACTTTTAATAATTCTCGTAACAATGAATTGGTTTCACTGCTGTCTCGGTGATCAATATTAGTATTAACATCAGCAATTGGCTGAGCACGCATAGTTGTGTCCATCGCTTTAGCTAATAGTGGATAAGCCGTGACATCATAAGGATTAATCACAAACTCATGGTGTTGACTATTATCGCCAATGATTGCACTTTGTTCGTCAAAGACTTCGCCACCATTAGCAAATCGGCGACTGCCTTGTGGGCCACTATGCAGCCAATCAACCTTTGGAACACCCAAAATAGAAGTATGCCCAATACTGTTTCGCCAATCGGAGTTATTAAAGAAAGCTAACAATTCATCTAGTGGATTCATCCGATTAGTATGCCCTGGCATCGCAAAAGCAGCAAATGTTCCTGGTGTATATTGCAAAATACCACCGGCTTCATTACCCCCACTATTCATATCATGAACAGTTTGAATAACAGATTTACCACCAGATTCACTCATGATAGTTGCTTGTAAAAGATCACTGAACCCTGCCGGAAGACTATCAATGTGCATCATCTTGGCAGCTTTCTCAATTAAGCCTGGATTGTAGTGACCGGCCTTACCGTCAGATAATTCCAATGTTTTTTTGGTGCTGTTTAACATTTCTTTGAACTTGTTAACTGCTATGCTTGATAGCTTGCTAATAGCGCCACTAGCTAATTCGCCAAAACTAGCTGCTCCTTTAAATAGGCCATCAGTAGCTTTATGAAGTAATTTTGAGATATTTCCAAGCGGATCTTTGAGAAACTTTCCAACAGCCTCGGTCTTGTCACCAATCCATGAGCCAATGTCAGATAGCTTGCCCTTAGTCCAATTAATCGCATTGCCAACAATGCCACCGTGTGCATAATGATCGACACCGGCAGATGCCATAATAGCAGCCGTCTCATCACCATTGTATACTCGTGTACCAGCTGGCAAAGGTAGCACTGCATTACGTTGATGCGTCATCTTGAGTTCACCAGAAGGTAGTTGTAACAGTTCCTTCCAGTTTTGACCGGCACCATCGTTAACCATCGATAGACGAGTATGCACGACACCACCTTGAGCAAATTTAACTGGCTCTAAATGGCGAACATTGGTTTTATGACCAGTGAAGAATTTCCAAATTGAATCGATTGCATCAACGCCGGCATTAATAACACTTAAAACGCCGTTAATACCGTCTTGTGCGGCCTGCTTGATACCTTTCCAGACATTACTGAAGAAGTCTCCTAATCCCTGCCACATACCATGCCAAACGGTGCTGATCGCATCTAATACTGATGAAATTATATCGTGCATTCCGTGCATGTAAGCTTTAATCGCTTGCGACAAGGCTTTCCAAATATCTGAAAAGACGTTTTTAATATCTTTCCAAACTTTGCTCCAGTTACCATGAATAATGTCAAGAACAGTTTGAATTACGTCAGAAATGACATGCATCGCCCCAATAATCAGTGGCTTAATCACATTCCAAACGGATTTGACTACCGCGCTAATAATTTTCCAAGCAGCTTTCCAAATGGCTTTGATAATAGCCATGCCAGCTGATATGATCCCCTTAATTACAGCCATACCAATATCAATAATTGGCTTAATAATCGCCCAAGTCTTTTTTACTTCAAACGATATAAGACCCCAGGCAACTTTCCAAAGTGCGCTTACCACAGCCATACCAAGTTTAAGAATTTGTTTGACCATATTAATTCCAGCCGAAACCACCGGTTCAATTTCTTTCCAGACTGACTTAATCGACTTAACCGCTGACTTGAAAAACGGGCCAAACGTCTTTTTGATCCACGTTACAGCATTACCAAGCCACTTAGTAACATTCCTATACCAATCTTTGACTGTGCTAATAAGCCCATTTACGAACGCACGGAACTTTTTATTATGCTTATATAACTCAACTAAAGCTAACACGATTGCCGCAATAGCTGCTATCCAGATGGTAAACGGTACTGCTTTTAGTGCTGATCCAAATGATTTTAGAACACCAGAACCGCCCTTTAATGAAGACATAAACGCGGTTACTGGCTTACCAAGATTTTTTAGACCGCCAGTTATTTTTAAGTTATCGTTAATAGACCTGATGCCACCAACGAATTTGCTAACATTTTTCAAAACAAAAACTCCGGCTAGTATTTTACCGAAAGTTTGAATAGCTGGGCCATTGTTTGCTAATGATTTTAGAATACCAGCTAGTCCACCCACAGACTTTGAAGCGTCTTTACTGTTATTTGATGCTTTACCAAGTGGATTAACTAAAAATCCGAGTACTGAAACCACATCATTAATAGCTGCGCCCACAACTTTAAAAGCAATAGTCAGACTGCTCTTAACAATGCTGCCAAATGCTTTAATATTACCAGCATTCTTGGCAAGCCAAGCTGAGAGCTTGTCGACTGACTTACCAGCTTTTTCAACCATCTGGTCTAGTGCATCATTAAGCCCTTTGCTAGTAAAGTTTTTCCCTGCAAAGGCTTTAGTAACAGTTGTCATTCCTTTTTGAATTCTTTTACCTAATTCGTTCATCAAGGATTCAGTCTTTGGATCATTTACCCAATGGGTTAAAGCTTCCATAATTGGATTGGCGGCTTTCAACACAGGAGCCATGACAATTCCCATAAGTGCTTGTGAACGTGCTTTCAGTACACGCTCCATGCCATCAAACGTTTTCATCAAATTTTCTGCAGCTGCTGCATAGTCATGCAAACCCATTTGTTTAAAAATATCTTCGACATCTTTAGCAGACACTTGACCTTTTTGTACCATTTGGCGTAAGTTGGCAACCGCTTCATCAGCAGAACTACCAACTTGTTTAGCACCATTTTTAGCAGCAGTAACGTAAGACGAGTTAACTTTAATCGCTTGCTTTATCATTGATGAGTTAACTTTTTGCCCGTTACTAAGCATCCCCTGAAACTTTTGTGCTTCACCTGTTGAGATAATATTCTGTTGTGCTAATTGTTTTAAGTCGCTATTGGTAATCGTGGAGCCATAATGAATCTTCTCAAAAGATAAAGTTTGTTCCTTGACATAATCCCGTTGAGCTTGAGCAACAGCCTTAGTATTGGCTACAGCAGATCCACTAGCTTTTGCATGTGCTTCTTCAAACTTGGCCATCTTTTCTTCGACCATTGGAAAGTACATCCCTAACTGATTAAGTGCACCAGCAGTCAGTTTACCTTGAGCTAGGCTGTGAACCATGTCTTGACTAACAGACATTAATTGATCGCCTGTTAATCCGACCGCATCACCCATGTTAAGCATAGCGTGTGTTAAGTCATCGGCTTCTTTTTTACTGGAATGTAAATGATAGAATCCCTGTTCCAATTCATCAACGATTTGAACGCTTTGTCCTGTTTTTACAGCTAAGTCATTAATGCTTTGAACCATATCTTTGGCTTTACCAGCTGATCCAGTCAAGGTTGTCCATGTCGCTATCATTTTTTGCTGTTCTGCATCGAACTTTAATCCAGCTCCGGTGGCAGCAACAATGCCGTCTTTAACTTTGTCATAAGCGCTGTACAGTGCATTACCAACAAATGTGCCTTCGATAATGTCGCGCAAACGGTGGCCGTTCTCACGTGTTTTCTTGGCGCTTTCGTTAAACTTTTGAAATCCCTTACTGAAGCCATCTTTTACTTTTAGTGGCAATGAATGTTCCTTGGGAATTTGCTTAATTCGCTCGCTTAGATGTTTGAACATATCGGTGAACTTATCCTTAGCACGTAAAAGCACGGATCGCTCCTTAGGAACGTCCCGCACTTTACGTGAGAAGATGCCAATATTTTCATCGTTGATTTTAGACTTTAATGTCGTCACAACATCATGTGGAATTTCTTTAAGATGGTCAATTAGGCCACTGATCTTTTCACGGATTGAATTGCTTGAATTAGTGACTTGGTCTTTATACTCATTAAAGTTAGCTTTAGCTTCGTCCATTGCTTCTTTCTGTTTGGAAGCGTAATTGTGCCACTTTTCGCCACTCTCACTAACTTTAGATCCCATATCAGTAGCAGCATGAACTGCTTCGTCCATTGCTTGGCGTGCATTAGCAACTCCTTGGCTAATCTGATCCATAAATTTCCACACAAATGTCTTTTCAACAACTGCACTCATTAATCGGCCTCCTCTCTGTCAGCTTTTGCTTCCATTAGTTTTCGATACATAGCCATTTGAGGCGTATCGGGTTGTCGTTCTTCGGTAGTTCGATAATCAGTTAATTTGCTAATTTCATTTGTAATTTGTTCATCGGACCGTTCTACGACTTCGTTTAATGGTTGACTGAGTTCGACACCATAAGTTGCCTGTGGCATTAAACGCGCGTGCATTTGCTCGCGCTGCTGATTAAGCATGTTAACCTGATAGCCATGCCAAACAGCTTTAAACTCAGCCGGCGTTAACTGTTCTAATTGTTCTGGAGTTACGCCTGCGCTTCGGGCGTAACTTATTGCGGTGTACCAGGTTGCAGAACTTTTTTCAGCTTGTCCAGTTGTGCTTGAAGTTGTTCCATACCCAACTGATCCTGATTGTACTGGTCGCTGCCCTCTGTTTCCGATTCCAGCTTCTTCTGCATGATATCCAGGATCTTGTTGTATCCTTTGACAAAACTGGTAAGCTTCCGCGCTAAAAAATTATCAGCGTGCAAAGATTGAATAATATCAGAATAAGCGGCGTTAGTCTTATCATCGTCAGCAAAGATAGTGTCTTCGAGCGCTTCTACTACTTTGTCACGACTAGGTTGTGAACGCTTGAAGTAAGCCAATGCGTAATAGTAGGCATTTACAATTTGATCTGGGTCTTCATCTAATAAGCCATCAACAAGGACATCAAAACCGTCACGACCATCTGAACTGAGTTCCTTTTTTACTTGATTAGCGAAAGCATAGTTAAGTTTAGGGGTACAAGTAGTGCCGTCAATCATTAAGTTTTCCATAATTTAAATTCCCTCCATTAATGCCCAAGTGAGCTAGTGGTGCCGCCAATATCAGTATTGTGAGCGAAATCAAACATCTTTAACCCGTCGGCTAATAGTTGTGGGTCAAGTTCAGCCACATCTAATACACCATCTTGCGTATTACCATCGATATTGTAAGTGATATTAGCATGTAACAAGTTGTTAACTGCTTCGGTTTCTGGCAATCCATTAGGCTTAGCCATACCAAATTCAGCGGGCACAGACTTAACTTTCCCGCCAGTATCTAAAGTTGCTTCATTGAAATCCATGCGCCAAATGCCGATCGCCACATCTTGTTGAACTGCTTTTTTAATTCCATCATGAATCTTGTCACCGATTGTCCAATACGAATCAACGACAAATGTTTCTGATCGTGAACCAGACGTATGCAAAACGCCCTGCTTTAAGTTGACTGCCGAACTAGCACGAGTATTAGTTGTACTAGATGCAGCTTGTAATCCCAACATTTGAATCAGAGTTGCTTTATCATCCCACGGGAATTTGATCCCGTATAAAATTTTGTCAGCACTCTTTGTTTGTAGCTTTAATCCAGCCATATAGTGTTTCCTCACTTTCCATAGACAAAAATATCAAATAAATAAGCCAACCGAGTTAACGGCCGGCCTTCTAAACTGTTATCACTTAATTTACGCATTGACGAGCTGTCATACTTAGATGGCCATTCAGCTAGTTTCAATCGTTGCATAGCATTGGCAACTTTACGGCCTAATGCGTATGCTTGACCGACATTAGCTAAATCAGTATAGACATCAACAGCCACAGTGCCTAAGAAATAATCCAAAACTTTAATGTCAGTTTGCTCTTGCTCATTCTGCAAGCTGACAACTACCTGTGGAAACTTAGTTGGCCGTTGCTGGCCGAAGTCATATACTGGAACGTTCAATGCTCGCAGACATTGTTTAACGCTTAATAATAGGTCTTCTTCAGGTGACATGTTAATCACTCCCCAATACTGCCAAACGCATGATGCGTTCAAATTCATTATCGAGCCTCATTGCGATTTTTTCGCCGGTAGGCTTCATAAAAGGTTCAGCAGCCATTCTATAAGTGCCGTATTCTACATAAACACCGTAATAATCAACGCCATCTTGACTGGTAATTGGTTTCTTACTACCACTACCAGCAATAGCTGCCAATGCTCGTTTCTGATCCGCAACTGTTGCCATTGGCTTAACAGATACTGACTTACCATCATCACTAATCTTGATTTCTAGCGATCCTTGCAATGTCCCAGTTGGCACATAACCAGATTTACCATGTCCAACTTGAGTGCGTTCTAAGCCTTGTGCAGCCTCTTGCTCGCGTGCACCAGCATTCTTGATAAATGCTTTGCTAAGCGCAACGGCTCGTTGATATTCCTTGTTGGCTTCTTCCATGGCTTCTGGCATACCATTGCGTGCAAGCCCTCTTGCAGTCTCGAATAATTGGTTAAAATAATCAACGTCGATTGAGAATGCAACGGCAGGTATTTTGTCATAGTTATTCGCCATGTAGTATCACCTCATTATGAATAATGTAGAATGCCGTTTGCTTATCATGCTGGCTAACTTTTTGAATTTCATGCACCGTATCATTATCACCTTCAACGTATTCACCATCAAAGCCAATCGCATCGGCCTGATAACGTCCATAAACACGAATAACCGTTGCGTTATACACCGTGCCGTTGGGAGCAAATGTTAAGTTAATCTGTTGCACATTAGCCGGCACTACTTGGCTTCGATAGCTAACTTGATGATTAAGGCTGTCGGGGTCTTCATCAATAAGCTTAGTCAGTAAATAAACCTTATCTTGATAACGCATACCATCACCAACCAATCGCAGTAGCACCGCGCGTTGTATTAGATTGACCATCTATCCATGCTTGGAGATCTGGATAATAGGGTGTCAAATCATTAACGTTGAACTGAAAAGACAGTCCTTCTTCACTGTGAGACTTTTCGCCTTCATTGTGAAATTTATTGAACTTAGTTACGGCCAAATCCTCTACGATGTAGTCTAATCCTGATGGCAAACCTGAAATTCTAACCGCACGGCCCAGATATAAAACGATGGCTTGCTCCGCATGATCAATATATAGCGTCAATCGCTTTCTTTCACTATCGGTCGGAGTAATGCCTAGTAAAGTAATGACGTTTTCTAATTTCTTATAACTGTCCTGTGTGCCAATCATAGAATTCCTCCTGACTAGTGACCGAGGCCTGATCCCGGTACGATAGGATCAGCACTAGTTACAAACTGTGCCATTGGAATCAATTTTTGATCGTAGACTTTTGTCCAGTTAGTGCCATCAGCTAAGTCGTCCATCGTAGGATAAGCTTTGCCCGAATGCTTGGAAGTGAAGTTACTTTCGTTCCAAGACAACCCTTGTGGTGCAAAGACAAACCGACGGCGGTTAACAAGATAATCAACACCATGGTTCTTTAACGGATCACGATTAGTTTCAATCGCATTAGCGACTGGCAATTCGGAATAGCCAACGGCACCTTGAGCAAACAAATAACTCGTGTACTTGCCACCACTTACTGGTAAGCTATCGTCAACCACAATTTGGACGCCTTTAATCTTATCACCAGCATCAGGCGCTTGAATTGATGTTGGTACGTTGCCATTGCCATTTAAGACGAAGGTTGAGTTATTCTTGGCGTCAACTAGGTTGGCATCTTGTAATTGACGGAGAACGTCAGAATGAACTGCTACAATAGCCAAATCTTTATAGCGATCGCCTAATAAGAAGCGGGCCTTATTAAAGTTCTTCAAGCTGAACGTGGTATCAGTCTTATCAGCAGTAGCGTCTAATTGATTGACACCCTTCATGCTAACTGAACTAAATACTCCAGTGAGAGTCTTTAACAAAAGCTTTTCATAGACATGTGACCAATAGTCGCTGACTTGATCACCAATAGCGCTTAAAGGATCCGCACCTGATAGTTCAGCTGATAAGTCAGTTGCACTCCAAGCTTGATCAAAGCCTAATTTACGGGCTTGTGCTAAGTCAGTAGTAATCTTGTTGACTAATAAATCTGTTGTGTCATCGGGCACTTGTGGATCATCGTCAGCTAGTGGCTTGAACAGCGGCATGTTGGCTACTTTGCCAGCGCCTAACAATGCTGCAATTTGTGGTACGTTTTGAACGACACCACTCGTAAAGAAAGCGTTGTTTTGTGTTGATTTTTCAGCTAAATAATTCCCCCAGTTTTCAGGGATTTTCATATCACTTAATTGGGTAATGTTTGCCATAATTTATCTCTCCTTGTTATTTTCCAACATAAAACGACTGGCTAATGGGTTGGGCACTAGCAATTAATTTTTGAGCCTGTTCTTTGTCGGTATTGTAAATTTCAGTTTGTTTTGTTAAATTCCAACCATCTTTGGACCATGGATTATCAGTCCCTGTTTCTAGTGGTGAAGTATTGTTGCTCCCAGTAGTGACGGATTGCTTACCAGTCAATAACTTTTCAGTAGCCGCTTGTACTTGGCTATCAACGTATTTCTGCAATAATCCTAGATTATCGCTTGTGGAATCTTCGTCAACACCCATAACTAGTGGTAGCATATCAGGGCTAATCCCCTTGTCTAGTAACATTGACTTGGTCTTGTATTCTTGAATCTGAGTTGCTAATTTTTGATTTTGCTTAGCCATTTCAGCTTCACGTTGTTTACGATCAGCTTCAGCCTTTTGTTCAGCAGTCATTTTAGCTCGTTCTTCGGCCTGCTTTTGCGTATCAGCCAACTGCTTTTTAAAGTCAGCTTGCTGTTGATCAAGTTTCTTAGACCATTTAGCGTGCTGTTGACCAATCAATTCATCAATTTTAGCTTGTTGTTCATCAGTAAATGTTACCGGTTCATCAGACGGCTGACCACCTTCAGGGTTGGTTTCCGGATTCTTTGGTTCTTCACTCATTAGACAACCTCCATTTAACGTCTGTCGACTTAATTCGTTTAACGCCCGTCGGCTAAAAGTGCATAAAAAATAGACCTTTTAATGCCATGTCCAGGGCAATAAAATATTAATCAAGTTCATTTAAGACATCTTTGTAGTCCGTTTGTACTGGAATTACATTGCAATGACAACGTGGGTGAAATGGTGGCACGTTCATACCGACCACAGCGTCTTTAATTTCAACAATCGTACCATCGTGACCCTCACAATATCTGCAAACATGAGGATTATCTCGGGTAACAATCTTTAGCTTGGTAAAGCCTAAATTGCTGTATTGCTTGGCACATTCCCGCGTCTGAGTTGCTTTACTCTCAGTCACTAATATACGTTCCATATCAGCCTTGGTTGACATGTAGCGTTTTTGCATTGCTGTCTCCCATAAATCTTCATTAGGATTAGGCTTGCCAGCAACACCTAGTTCTTTTGCAACAATTTTGCTAATAGAATTAGGGTTGACATGATTTTGCATTTGAAACTTGATAATGTTATCTAAATCAATTGCTAAATTATTGGCATTTTTGAAGATTAAGTCTAATGAGGTATTCTCAGGCTCGTTTTGAGCGGCCACTCGATACAATGCACGACGTCCAAGCTGCTTATTGTACCCACCTAACCCACTACCAGTTAACTTAGTTACCTGTTGAACGATTTCTGCCTGCTTGGCTTGAACTAACTTGTTAACCTTTAATCCCATGTTAGCAACATTAACGCGTGCTTGAGCCTGGGCTACATCTAAATTAGTTTTGTAAGGTAGATTATTTAATAACGTGGCTAATACTTGTTCTTCCACAGGAGTAGCACTCTGCTTTAACTCAAGCACTGCATCGGTTAACTCCTTAATGTCTGCGTCATCGGCATTATCTTGCCAGGTTACGTTTTTGTGTAGAAAGTAGGTTAAATTCTTAACCTGGGCATGATGTGAACGTTCAATAATACTGATCAACTGTTGGAATACTGGATCCTTAACATCTAAAATCTTAGCCAAAGCATGAGCCAGTTTATTAATGTCCATAATCAGCCTTCTTTCGTTGTATCCTCACTGTTACTCATTGAAGGTGCAGGAGTCGGATTACCGGTTGCAAATATGTTGCCTAATCCACCATCGCCCTGAGCGTAGTTATCGTCATCTTCCTTAGCAGCTTGAGTATCATCTTTAACACGTTCTGCTTCAGTATCAGCATTGATTCCAGTAATTGGTTCAGCCATGTCGCGAATTGTTTCGTCGCTGAATTTGCCTGTACTATTTAGCAACTGGATAAGTTGTGCGGTCGCATCATCATTCTTAGGCAGATTTGGCATGAAATTAGCTTTAATCATCGTATTCCATTTGTCAGCACTAATTTGGTTGAGTGTTTGCCAATAGCTAACACAAGCATTCAAGCGATCGTGTAAGCCACGTTTGAACAACGTTTCCTGTAGTTTGCGTTCTTGATCGCTGCCCCACAATTTATACGACATAGCCACACCTGATGCGTTAGAAGCAAAGTTTGGATCGTTAACGTTAGGTGTATTAGTATACTTATGAATTTCATTGATAAGGAAGTTCGTATACGTTGACCAGCCAGCTGCGTCATATTGCTTGGTTAGATACTTAGCATCAGGTTGAATAATATGCTTGGCAGTTGAGCCAACACCGCCGCTTGCTGCAAATGGTTCCAAATACCACATGTGATTTTTAGGATCAACATTTGGGTGAGCCGGTTCAATGATAATCGGCTGACCGTCTTGGCCTATTTTTTTATTACCATTCTCATCCAGCAAATACTTGGGCTCTGTCATATTGGAGAACTTACCAGTTAAGACAATATTGGCATTATTGAAGTCTTCCTGGAAATCAGCCATCATTGAGACACTTTTGTCCAGCGCATCTAGTTGGTCTAATTCAGGCTCCCAATCGCCTAACCGTTCATCATTATTTCGATACTCGGTTAATGGAACAGTATTGAAAAAGTGTGGCAATGTATCATCTAAGACTGCATTGGCAACGGGTGAATTAGTTTGAGGTAAGCCACCCTGACTATGAAAGGTAAAAAGTTGACTATCAGTGTAAACCTCATAATGTTCTGTCAATTGATTATCTAAAATGCCAGTCTGATAATAACGAACACCAACAAGTGGCTTGTGATCGACGGTATCATCATAGATTACAAATGCTTGTTCAGGATCAACTCGAACTAATCCTAGATCAGTCACTCCGTTTTTAACGTATACGAGATCATATGCTCGACCAGTGATTGATAAGTCCTTAGCTAGTTGCTGGTTGACATAGTCTGCGTTCGTATTAGTGATAAAATTATCCAATACATTTTGAAACTTTTGTGCCTGGCTATCATCTACTTCAGTGTCATCTTGTAGTTTTAATTGAATTGGATTACCTATTAAATAGCCTACTCGAATACTCGTCATATAACGAGCGAACGCTGCCGCCACTCGATTGTTAGCATGGTAAGGATTATTATTATCTCCTTGCTTTTTAATTGCGTTGTTAGCTTGGTAGTAATCATACAAAGTTTGAAGTCTCGAGACTTGATGATTCTGATGATGGTTAATAAACTGGTAGACAATTTTCATTAATTCTAACGGCTGTTCTGAAACTGCCGTGTATGTTCCAACTGGCATCGTGTAGTCTCGGTTGGCTTCACGGTCAAAACGTTGTTTTCCATAAATACTATTAATAATCATTCACTCCCATCTGACGACCAATCGCGTATTGTTCATCCCATTTAACACCTAATGATCCATCGTAATCCCCCATATATTGGCGAACTGCATAACGTAAGGCATCAATTGCATGGTTGTCTTGGTCTTTAGGCTTGCTTAGCGTGTTACCCATACGATCACTGTCAAAGACGTAACTGTTTAATTCACGCCACAAATTCTTGCATTTAGGGTGAACGTGAATTTGATATTGCCATAGTTGGTCGATGCCAGCCTCAATCGGTGTTTTTACAACGCTATCAGCATTGACAATTTCTAAATCATTTAATTGAGCGGTTCTTTCAGGGTTTGCGCTATCTGCATATATCCTAGCTCGTTCATATCCGTTAGCTTTTAACCATTCAGCAATATGTGGTGTTGTTTGATGATAGGTATACATCTCGTCATAAACCCATAGTTGCTTATTACGAACATCAACAGCAACGGCCACGAAAGCGTTGGGATCATTACCGAAGCCATAATCCAGGCCAAATCCTGTTTGCCCACATTCTTGTATTTTGTCCATAGCATTAAACTCAATTTGTTCAATGTTATCTTCAAATACTAGTCCCTCAGCTACGCCCCAGTCGCCATCAACGACTGTCTTAGCACGTCTAGGGTTAGTTTGATATAAACTATAGAGTCGCTGCTTATATTCGTCAGAGACGAACTCATTGCATCTAACGGTAGTCGTGCGAACAAAGGCATCATCACGTTTCTGGTCGAAAAACTCACGCTTTAGCCAGTGGTGCTCATTCCAAGGATTAAACGTGAGTGTCACTTGATAAAAGACTTGTGGATCATTGCCACGTAACGATTCAATCACCGTTTGTAACTTGCTAAACGATTCAATTTCATAGGCTTCTTCTACCCACAGCCAACACAGTTCACCAGTAAGGACATTAACTGAAGTTAGTTTCAACGGATCATCAAGGCCACGAAAGATAATTTTTTGACCAGTTGGCAAGTAAGTGATTTCTGGCAATGACTCGTTATACTTAAAATAACGTGCTAAGTGGAAGTCATTAATAGCCTTCTTGCATTCCACGAAGGTGCTAGTCTTGTTGGTATTGGCGTTACGTCTTACGACCAAGATATTTGACCAATGATACTTAACTAACCGGTAAATTAAATTGTGAGCGGTGGTTACCGACTTCTTCGATCCACGACTGCCTTTAATCACTCGGTAAAAGTGATGATCACGCCAGAAATCAGTATAGCCAGAACCAATTAATTGTCGTAAACTTAAATTAAATTGTTGGGTGGTTGACATATGACATCATCTCCAGGGGGACGTTAACATGATAATAGCAATAATTATTTTATTTTTAGGCCTACCAATTTTCTTTCATATGGCATGGCGGGGTTTAAATTGGTTTGTAGATTTCATTTTGATTGCAGCAGTCATCGGTTTAATATACATAGCTTGGTGGTTTATCGTGGCGTTTGTCATACTATTAGCCATCTCATATACAATCAAGTATTTTGTTGGCCGTCATCGGGCAAATCGTCAGTAAAGTTGATGACAACTTGTTGGTTGTCTTTACTAGATCGTTTAGCCTTAGCCTCCGCAATATCTGCATCAGCTTTGAGCTTGCGAATCTGTTGTTCAACGAGCTTATCGTTGCCCGGATAACGCTTTAGTATTTCCTTAGCAACAGCCGTTTTGTCCTTGGTAGTTGGTGGACGTTCAATAGATTCAGCACCGTCAGCAGTACCCACCACTACAGTTTCTAGCTCTTCACCACGAAGCACTCTAGTGTAAAATTCCATAACCTCTTTGGCGTCTGCAATCTTGCTAGATTCTATCTCAGCCATCTGTTCATCGATGTATTCTTTAATGTCAAGTTTTGTCAAGTTTTGCTGTCCAACTGTGCGAGCTGTTTGTTTACTGTAACCCGCTTTACGAGCCGCATCAGCAGCATTACCAGACTTGATATACTCGTTGGCAAATTTACGCTGTTTTGGCGTTAACTTTCGTTTCATTACATACCACCACACCTCCGTTTTTAAACCAGTCGAAATCGACGGGTTTAGAATTAATTACTAATACAACTTGGCTAGATCATTACTAGCCAGTACGTTATCTAGCATATTGCCTAATGGATTTACAATCTTTTCATCGTTGCAGATATTGTCAAGTCCAGCCTCGTGCATCATTGCATGTACCATTTCATGCATGAGCGTTTGACGCTGCTTTTGTTGGGATAACTCTTTGCAAATGTAAATCGTGGCATCAGGATAATCAGTTAATCCCCAGCAAGCATCTCCAGAATCTTCAAGCCGCTTCTTTAAGACAACGGTATAATTAATACCACTGATTTTTACATATGCTGGTAGTTTCATGCCGCACCTCCATTTCAACTTAGACATTAAACTTTGCCGCTAATGGACCATTGATCACGTCCACAAGTGGTGCACCGATACAAATTCAGAATGTAGTTACCTACCATTGTTCTTAGACCTGTCATTTCGTAATTATGTTTGACGGTTAAATTGTGTTTTAGCAGAACTATTTCTGATTTGCTCATGCTGCACCTCCTTATTTTTACCCAAACTAAAAGCGCCATGCTGTTTAGCACGACGCTTCTTATCCTTGTACCACTTGTCCAGCCGGGCATCAGCCTGCACCCATTCAGGCGGCTCATACCCGTACTTACTGTGTATCATACGTGGCATTGCCACCACCTCCTAAATTTATGTATCCAAAAAGCCCAGTAATTAGCTGGGCTCTGACGTTCACTGTTACTGCAAATACATAAACGACTGTGGGGCTGACTTAATTGTATGATCAAATTTTTTTAATGTCAGGGGTTCAGAATATGTTACAAAATTACTGATTTCAATCGCTATAGCTTTTTCACTTTTGTAGTAATAATCATCAAAAAAAGCTTTTGAGACACCTGCATATTTACTCGTTTGTTTCCAAATAGATTGTGGTGCATCCTCTAATATATTAGAAACATCAAATTCTCCGACAACTTTTCCATATGGTTTTGTAGCATACACCACTATAGTCGTAACCTTTTGTTTAAACAAGACTTTTCTAAACTCGAACTTCTTTTGTCCAAGCAATATCTGTTTCACAAACTCCGGTTTAATCGATAACATAGCCCTCATTCAATTTCGCCTCCTCAAGAATTGAAGCAAATACTTTGTCCGATAACTCAATAAATCCTGAATATGCTTCTCGATCTATACCACAATTTTCAATCAAATCGTGTCTCACAATTCGATGAGGAAATGCAACATTATAAACGAATTTAATAATATACGGATATCTCTTACTATTCCAAAAACTATATAACTCTTGCTCAGAAAAGATTGAGTACCTAGTTACAAACTTCTCAAAGTCACTGTAACTATCAAAACTGTTAATATTTCTATAATCAACCACAGTAGCAACTGATGTTGCCACAGCATTCCATTCTGCTACTTTACCTGATTCTGAAGTTCGATAAATAACCAATTTGTCATTTTCCTTTAAGTCATTATTTCTCAATCCCTGAAGATTAGATAAAAACACCTTGGTTATCGAATTTGTAGCAGACACATCTTCTGTATAGAAACTCTTTTCAGTCCTTAATTTAGCATCTGGGAATAAAGATGTATGAAACTTTGGCATAATTCCAAGAAGATATTTATCTCCAGCTAAAGTAATCCGTGGATAGTCTTGATAGATATTACCTTTTATACTTTTTTCTCTAAGCAAAACTGTTTCGTTAGTGCTATTCTTTTTACCAAATTCAGAAAAGCCAAATTTTTGGAACAATTTATCAAGCCCAGATATTTTATCAAACATCGTTACGTAACATGCATCGTAATTTCCAACTACAAACTGATGTAATATTAAAGATATAAATCTATTACCCAAAATCGTACCGTGCGCATCGATTTTGAACGTTCCAACCTTTAACCTTGTACCGTACTTTGAAATATCAGGTGTAATAGTTTCATCTATGCCCGCTTCATCTTTCAAATACATAAAACCTATTACAGATTTTCCTTGATAGACTGTATACGCATAATCTCCACTATCTGACTTTCTTTGAAACCACTGATCAAATCCAGCATAATCTTCTTTTAATGAATCGAAAAAACTATCGTTAATATCTATATCTGAAAAAGGTTTCTTTTCCAAAATATCATTTTTCATAATACTCACTCCAAACTATCCTAACTATACAAAAACTCCCGCTAAAAAGCGAGAGCAGTTTGAAGGATTACTGAGAATGCCTGAGGGAGCCAAAGCCCCCTTTCAGTATCTATATACAATACCACAGCGCGCATGTTCCTGCATGCAATCTGGTGGCCAGTTTAATTGCGCGTCTTATGTAGGTGCCGTCCAGTTTTCCGCACTGAACAGCAAGCAAGTAAGCATTGATTTATTGTTGATTCAAATATTCACGCACTATCATTGCGTGCCTACTTGCTTAATGTGCTTGGTAGGGATTTGCACCCTACATAGCAACACCATCCCGTGTTGCCTCTTGAAACATCTACCTTATTCCGCCACAAGCACAGCCAATGTAAACAAGACGATGGGAGTTCATGTTATGAAGTTAATTCCAAACACGACTCCAGCCCTATTCAGCAGTTTAGTGACTTGCTTGGGTCAATATGATTGGTGTGGGCCAAGTCGCGAACTTATTTCAGATTCGCAACTTTCCCCGCTAATTATATCGCCGGTAGGACTCGAACCTACATCCCATTGTGGCTTGCCAATTAGCCCACAGCGATACTCGCATTCAACGGCCGATGTTAAATACGAAGACTAATGCCAGCGGCAGAGAGGAGCGCATCACCCCTTATAAATCCGCCAGCTACACAGATAGCTGGATTTGAACCAACATAGACGGTTTTGGAGACCGCCATCTTGCCAATTAGATCATATCTGCTTAATAGACGGGCAATCATATCGATTTAACCAAGGATGTGTCATAGCCGTAAATTTGTACCCGTCTAACGTAGCCTGCTGGACTCGAACCAGCGACAACCTGATTAACAGTCAGGCGCTCTACCAACTGAGCTAAGGCCACAATAATGCTAGGTAATAATTGCCCGGGGTGGCTTACCTAACATTCGATAATACTAATTTACTCCCCTTTTTGACTTATTTACCGGAATCAACACGGAAACTTGTCGGAATTTACTCGGAATTTTGTCGGAGTAAATTCATTCCTCGTCGTAGTGAGCAATAATCTCTGGCTCATACTTTTTAACGATCAGGTCTTCCACGCCATCCGGATATATCTCAGCGAACATTAACTGGGCTTGTTTCAAATACTTATTAAATGTTTTGTCGGAGATATTCAGGCTAATCGTGCACTTAGTTTTCGAATACCGTTTAACATAGAGCAGCATTAATAGCTCTGAATATTTCTCCGTTTCTTCATCAATTGTAACAGCTTCAATGACCTTGGCAACTAAATTAGCCATAAAATCATCGTTAGCTTTACTAACTTGCTTGTCTTCAATATGGTTGCCATAGCTAGGACTTTTAGGCATTCCGTCCATTGCTGGACTTTGCAAGTTGAAATTAACCCTGCGAGCTCGTAGTCGCCATTTCCAATAGTCTTTTAGCACCCGTTCCGCATTAGCAATTGTTCGTTCTTCATCAACGTCCTTAAAAATGCTCTCCATCATGCCACCCCTTGTTTTGACTGTGCTATAATTAATTTTGTAGGAATCAATCGTAGCGGCGTCATTGATGGCAGCGCTTTTTATATGTTATACTGGCAACGGTCATTCGAGTGGCCCTGTGACTAGTCGCCTTAACAGGCGGCTTTTTGTATGCTATACTTCAGGCACACTTGTTTAGAGCTAACGCTACTAGTAATGATGCGTTACTTTTTGTTTGCAATTCTTAAATAATGGAACTACTCTGTAGTTGCACGAATGTATCAAGCCCAGCGTCTTACCATTTATTTGGTAAGACGCTTTTATTTGTCTTCCTCCAGTAGTTCCGGGTTCTCGTGCACGTTTCCAATAACTTCAAATTGATTGCTCCAACATTCATGCAGGCATAGCTCAAATAAATGTGCCTCAACTGGTTTCAAAAACATGCCGGGTATTCCAAGCGAGTCTTCTGAAACAATTTCATTAATAATTGGTTCCATTGTTAATTCACTCATATCTGACCACGTTTTTACAATATCGCCTTCATAAATTTCCTTGCCATTCACGTCTTTCAGACCGGTAAACTGCTCCAATTTATAATTGCCTGGATCATCCTCATATTTCATTTCTCCTGAATCATTAATATCCCACCAAATATGTGAACCATCCAGGCTCATTACTGCGTTAATTTCATTTATATATTCAGAATCGATCTGATTCCACGCTCTAAACTTAATCATCGTCGCCATCCCCTATCAAATCATCTAGTTCATTAATGGCCTGTTGAACACCAGCAGCCTCACTTTTAAGCTCAAACATCAAACACTGGTTGCGGTCCCTCGCCAATCTCCTACGCAACTCTTTCATTCCACTATTCATTTGCCGGTGCTTCCGTTTAATCGTTGAACGTTTCTTAGTGTGTTTAGGCATTCTCGTCCTCCGTGATTTCATCTATTTCTACTCGCGGATTTCGTTTATCAACTGCAAATTCGTCCTGAAATCCCGTGATATGCTTTCGATTATCGTTGCCTAAAAGCCCAGCCTTCATAAAGCCGTCCAGCACAAACTTTTTAGCAAACGCGATATTATCCGCATCTTTCCGGTTGTTCTTCGTGTACCACGTAAATTTAAGCTTGCAAGGCCAACTGAATTCAACTCCGGAATTCCGACTTGCTCGCGCATATACACTACATAAGGCTGTGTACCGCTTCTTTAGTTTAGCTGCGGCGTATCTGTTGGCCCGTTCAGCCTTAATGTACTCATTTAAGCTAGGTAGTTCGCCCTTAATCACGACTTTGCTCATACTTTCGGCACCCGGCTAATGTAGTAGCCATTAACAATCCCGTTAGACATACTGGCCTGTCTAATCGAAAATTCTGGGGCGCCAATCCTTTTACATAATCGTGCCAGTGTTTGATAGGCGATCACTTCATCAGGATTGTTATACTTCTCAGCACGCCAGTAATCGTTAGTCAGTGGCAGGCTGTATTTGTGGACTAAATCCTTTACCCGATTTAATTCCATTGCCGTACTATCAGCTAGTTCTCTAAGCGTATGTTTGCCATGCTTATGTGCTTGCCGAATGGCTCTGACATCCTCACGTTCGCCCTGCTTTGGATCTTGTTTCATACTGGCTAGGTAGGCCGCATCACTGCTTACCTTAGTCCCAGGCTTCACCAGTCTAACTGGAAACGGCCATTCACCAGATTTGTAGTTATGCTGCGTGAGCTTAAACATTTCCGGTTCCGGCCCCATTGCTAGTGGGTGATCGATATCGGGTAGATCAGCGTTAATTACTAGTACCTGTGTTTCAGTCATGCGCTCACCTCCGTTTGCAATCCTTGTCTAGCTTGCTCTAGATCAATAAAATACTCGGCTGGCTTACCCCAACATTGGGTCAAATCAAAATTTAAGCCATCCCGCTGATATTCAATAATTAAAACCTCGAGTGCAAATAGCTTGTACTCATGAGCGCACACTTCATCTTGTGCGCTACCGCCAGCCTTTAAATGCCGTTTCATGCGCTGCTTAGTCCAGTGCAATGCGGCCGGTTCATAGGCATGGTTAGCGGCTAACTTGACTAATTGATTACCCCAATTCATTTAGCTTCCTCCTGACTGTTCATGAACGCTAGGAACGCCTCGTCGCTCATATCGTCCTGCTGGTCATCGCTTGAGTTTGACTTAGAATCCGCCTGAGAAGCATCACTTTGCGCCCACTTTGGCATAATTTCCTTACGGCGCGGCTTCGAATAACCACCCGGTTTATTAGCATTAGCCAACCGTTTATCGTGATCAGCGATTGCTTGTTTAGCCTGTGCTAATGTCGTAATTTTCCGTTGCTGCCAACCCTTGATCACTGCACGCAAATATTTCAAAGCTCCCCGCGACTGCACATCGTGTTCACCAGCAATTTGAATGGCGTAAGCCACCAATTCAGGTTTAAGCGCCACGAGCCATTCATCAATTTCAGGACGAGCAACCCCGTTCGGAAATCCCCACAGGTTGGTCCAGTCGTTAATGACCTGCTCGCGTGTGACACCCGCGTCATCATCATAATTATTTACTTTACTTTTATTTGATTTACTTTTATTTACTTTACTTTGTGTATTAATGTCGACATTAACTACACTTGTATCTTTATTAATGTCAACATTAATCCAATACTTAGTTGGTTTCTGTGATTTGCGACGTTTAGTAGCATCTTCATAGGTCTCTTGGATACGCTGGCTCGTTAATACCTTAGCCGAATTGAACAGTTCCTCGCTAAAGGTTCCATAAGCAATCAAGCGGTTAACGATTTGATTAGCTAATTCAGGTGATACGCCTTCAATTCGATTAGCTAACTGCATCTGTTTCAATTTATTCCACTGCAAGTAGTATCCATTTTGGTACACCGCAGACAGCAGATAAATCATAAACAGAACACCTTTCGGTCCAAACTCGCCCATAATGGCTTCTGTCTTGTCGTTTACAGCAAAATCAACGTCTAATGGGAAGTAATCCAATCCCTCTTTTACTGGACGTGCCATCTCGCACCTCCTGTCCTTATTAATGGGCCTCTCACCCGCTCGGTGGATTCAGTCACTGCTGTTCAAGCCAATTCGAATGTTTATTTCTTATCAAATGCCGCTAGCAACCCTTGTAGCTGACTCTTAGCATCCTCTGCTTGTGCTATTGTTAGGTTCTTCCAATCATCGTCAGTCCCTTTCCAATCAGGGACAATTTGTTGAATAACCTCATTAGTCACTGATAATGGTGTGCCATTCTTGGTTTGAGTGGCCAGTTCACCAGCAAGGTTAGCAATCTCACTCGTCTGTTTTGAACTAGCAATGATGTTAGTAGGATCCAAATCTTCATGTGCTTTATCATCAGTTTCAGGCTGTTGCTTGCCAGCTAGTAGTAATTTAGCAGCAGTCTTAAATTCAGGTTTCTGTGCATTCTCAGCTAGCCATTCAATATAGCCACGATTCTCATTCATGACATCTCCCATGCTCTTGCCTTTGTTTTTGCCAAAATTAAGTTTCAAATTAAAGGCTTCATCATAAGTCATGGTTTCGTTATTCTCACGTTGGTTAAAGTTCTGCATATCTTCGACATCTTGTGTGAAGACATTTGATAAACTAGCGATAGTCAGTGTGGCATCAACCTGGGCCCGCTTTTTCGCCATTTTCAATACCGTGTTTTTCATTGAAAATCCATCACGAGAAACGTACTTGCTCTCTTTTGTGTTTGCCGACCCTAATCCCTCAGTTAACTGCATACCGCTCTTGTACAGCACGCACTTGACGGTGTAGTCGAAATAACCATCCTTGTAGTTTTCAACCTTATCAATGACGTTATATTCACTGGTTACACCCATCAACATTTGAATTTTCTCAGCTCCGGGCTTCAATAATGTCGGCTTCTGTGTGCCAGGGACAACCCCAAAGTCTTGACCATTCTTTAGCTGTTTTTGAACCATAGTTTGGAAATTAGAGATAGCCTGTAGTTCGCTAGCCATCTTGTTTTGATCAGTACCCATGATTAGGGATAGACTATTCGTTTGATTTTCTGCTTTCGCGATTGCTTCACTCATATCGGTTCCTCCTAGTATTTAAACGTGACCTTCTCAGTTGCCGGTTTTTCAGTAATACCAGCGATAATCTCGCCATCTTCCATGACAAACTTGTCACCAACCATGCGACCAGCTTTTTTTAAATCGACTTTATCAATAGATTCCTTGACCTTGATATATTGGCTCATGCCCTGATTATGAAGTGAGTTTAAAACCATCTTTTCGTCATACGCTAACCCAGCCGGGTTCTTACGAGTTGATACACGGCCATTAGGGGTATCGATTTTGAACTTCTTGTCAACTAACCGTTGATCACGTAAATAGTCAGTCAATAGTCCTTCGAAATACTCGCGGTTGGCTTGGTTCTTATCAAGCTCCCGGTCGCGCCATGCAATTGCCTGGTCAATATTGTTCTTCGCAACTTGGCCAATTTCATCATCATGCGCTTGGATAGCCTTGAGCTTCTTTAATGCCCAGTCGGCTTTCTCTAATGAGTCAATTTTGAATCCTTCGTTTTCACGCTCTGTCACCGTTCTAAGTTCTTCTTTTAACATTGCATCCATGATTGAAATCCTCCTATTTAATATCCAGCAATGACGCCACTTTCAATCAGCTCTTCCTCAGTAGGTTCATCATCACGCCAGCCTTCCGCAGCTTCTTCTTGGTCAACCAGCCAGCTATCGTAGCCGTTCATTTTGCCCACCTCCGTGTCAAACGTTGCCTTAGTGACTGTTTCGGAGTACAATAGAACTCGAAAATGAAATTGTTAAGCGTCTTTGCTGCACGGGTACTCCCAATACTCGAGCAGCTTTTTTTGTACTCAAATTTAGGCTTTAGCGATACTTTGCGTACTTCCAATTCGTTCGACCTCCTTAAATGTGCCAAAAACATTATTCAATTCTTCAATTGTGATTTGCTTGTAAAGCACATTTCCAATCCTGAATGTAAATTTCATTGTCTTCATCTCCTTAAATTCCAAACCAACTAGCAACCTCATGACGCTTGAACCACAATGCCGTTAACGCGCAGCCTACTATTGCTCCTTCAATCATTGCTATTTCCTCCTAGCCATTTTCTTGGTTGACTTTATCGATTACTTCCTGCAATTTATCCATTGGAATACCGGCATACTCAGCCTTCTTAGCCAAATCGGTTATCTCGGCGCTAATCTCTTCTGCGTATTCACGTGGATAGCGTTCAATAACTAGTTGCTGCGCTGGTGTCCGATCTCTCGGCTTGACTGTAATAGCTTCTTCAAACTCAGCCTCAATTCCTTCTCGCTGACACTGTTCCTTTTTCTGTTTCATCAAAGCCGAGAACATATCACCTTGTAGCTGGCGATCATTCTGGAATGACAGCACGCCGAAATTCTCACGAGCACCAGAATAATTAAGCCAAAAATCGTTAATTACATTTGCTAACGACTTCCTTATTTGTGAATCAGTGCTTCTTGATCCACTCTTCAACCGAGACAATTGTCCGGGAGAAACATGCGTCCTATCTGCAATCTGCTGCTGTGTTAGTGTTTTATCTCTACCTAATGCCAATGACAATTGCTCTGCAAACTTGTTCTTCATACCTACACCTCTGTATTTTGGAAAGGACTTTATATCGCCTTTCCACGTAATTCACCTATAATTTAAATTAATCGGGATGATCTAATAGGTAATCCATCATCTCAGCTGCTGGAATCTGCCAGCCGTTATGGGTATTCACATAATCAATGAAGCCACCCTGTTCAATATCCAAATCATGGCGATGCTTGGTTAAATATCGTGAGGCTCGTTCGGTTGATTTAGTTCCGTATTTATACTTGGCCAAATCTTTAAGCTTCCAAGTACGAATACCACGCTGTGCTTGCTTCCAGGCTTGGAACCTCTCGTATTCTTCTTCGCTAATGAATTGGAATCCCTTTGGAGCCTCATGCCGAATCAATATCGTATCTGACATGTTCGCACCTCCTAATATGAAACTGACATAAGTTGGCTAGCTTGCTCGTTATACTCGGCCGTTACCGCTCGGAATTCAGCATCTAGTGCTTTATCGCTTAGTGCCTCAAACATTACTCTTGGTGTTTCTGGTTTAACCTTTGCTAATGCATTGATTAATGTAGTTCGTGATAGATGTGTCATTTTGCCGCCTCCTTTTTATGACTAATAGTCATATTGTTTCCGCGCAAAAGATCATCAACAGTTACGTTTAACGCGTCCGACAATTTTAGAATAGTATCAGTAGAACCCTTTCGTCTGCCATTTTCCATTGATTGGACCATTGCTACAGAAACTTTTGCATGTCTTGCTAACTCTTCTTGGGTTAAATTCATTGCTTCTCTATAATATTTAAGTTTCAAAATCATCGCCCCTTTCATGTACTAATAGTAATATGTCTATTTGTACAAGTCAAGTCTTTTTGTACAAATAAAATAAAAGGTCTGTCCTTTACTATCTGTACAAGCTAAAATACTAATTGTGGAGGTTATCATAAATGACTATTGGCAAAAGAATAGCAAACCTAAGAAAACAAAAATCTTTAACCCAGCCCATGCTGGCTGACGCAATGAATGTTAGCCAAAGTACCATCGCAAGTTGGGAAAGTGATAGAAGATCCGTTAGCAACGATGACTTAATAAAACTATCAGATTACTTTGGAGTAACAACCGACTACTTGCTTGGAAAGAACGGTACTCCAAAATGGGCCAACGAGAAAGACACTAAAGACTTACAAGATTTTTTAGATGCGAATGAAGGCTCAATGACCTATGGGGGTGAAGATCTTACTGAAGAAGAAAAACAACAAGTGCGTGTGGCCATGGCAACAATATTCTGGAAACGCCACAAGCATGATTAGGAGTTTTACCTATGGATAGAGTAAAAGATATCGTTAAAACTATTGTCAATCGTTATCACACAGCGGACCCGTTTGTAATTGCGGAAAAGCTTAACATACAAGTGGAATGGTGTGATTTTGGGACAATGCCCCTGGGGAAAAATGCTTATGACAACCAAGAGCCTATCATACTACTCAACAATTCTATTAAACACACGCCTACACAGTATTTCATACTCGGTCACGAACTAGGACACGTTATATTCCATGAGGGGCTGATTGGGTACTACACTTCCGTTAAACATGGACATTCTAAGTTTGAACGTGAAGCTGATGAATTTTCAGTTGGATTGATGGGAATGCTTTTTATTGAGGAGAATGGCCATATTCCCTATTCATACAGAGAACTGTCCTATCAATACGGGGTACCATTCGACGGAGATTAGTATAAATTAATTTGGAGGAATTATTTTGGAAAATTTATATAGCTTGAGGAGTATATATTATGGGTGAAAAGATTTTGGGATTAGTATTAACTATTGTTTTTGGATATATTACATATCGATTGTATAAAAACAATAGTATGAAAAAAGGAGTGCGTTTGGGGCTGACAATATTCACAAGTATCTTAACCGTGTCGTCCCTTGTAGGGCCTTATACGGAAAGTAGCAACAAAGCAACTGATAGCAGTACCGTTTCAAAAGCTGATAGCCAGGCTTTTTCAAAGAAAGCCAGTTCCAATATTGAAAAAGTAAAGGAGAAAGAAAGCCGTTCTGAGTCCAAAAGCAGTGCAGCCAAAGTAAAAAGCGAATCTAAGAGTCAGTCTGCTTCAAGCAGTAAATCTGAATCTCAGAGTGAAAGTAAACTGGTAGAATCCACTAAAAATAAAAACGAGCAAAAGAACTTCGAAAAATTCCAGCAAGATTTAGGTAATACACCATCAACTACTAAAGGATCTATCACCTCGGCAAACTATGACCAGACATCAGAGACTTTAAAACTTACTTTATCTGATGAAGCACTAGACTTGCAGGGCGCACAGTTAAAAGAAGTTGTCAGAGCAGCTTGGAATGCTGGAAACTCTCTGGTTGACTCAGACAAACCATTTCCTGATGATAAACAGGTGGTATCTATTATCATTCAGGATTCTGCCGGAAATCAGCTTGCTCATTCAAGCGCATTTCTTCATGAATTTAAATATGACGCAGATAAATAACAATTATTAGCCCTACCCGGGCTTTAATGCGAGTGTAGTTCAATGGTAGAACGGTTCCTTTAATTCAAGCATAACCTACTTTCCGATGCAGGTTCGATTCCTGCCACTCGCATTGACCAGATAGGAAGTCATTAAAAGCTAGGAGTTGGGACTACTTATAATTCGGGGAATTATTGTTATTGGGGAATAACATATTTTGGAGGGATTACTTTGTATATATTTTTTACATTTATGTTTCTTCTATCTTTAATTGCGTTAGCTTACTTTTCAATTCGTGGGGGAATTCATCATTTCACAAAAACAGGTGTTAATCGTCCATACAAAAAATACACCTTAATCTCAGTAGGACTAACAATCCTATTCTTAGCATTAACGGTTTGGGCCGCCCCTTCTGGCACAGCAAGATCGAGTGCATCACAGTCAGATACAGCCTCAAGTAGCAAAGCAAAGAAAAGTTCAGCAAAAGATGCATCGAAAAGAAAGGCTAGCATCAGCAAAGCTAACTCTATTAAAGAAAAGGAGTCATCTGAAAGTGCCCTATCGAGTAGCAAAAAAGAATCTGAAAGTATTGCTGCCTCCAAGTCGGAATCCAAAGAAGATTCAGAGAGTATAGCTAGTTCTGAATCTGAATCTAGCAAAAAACAGTCTGAGGCAGAAAGCTCTTCAATAGCTAAAGCCAGTTCAGAATCATTAGTTGCTAGCTCGTCATCAGCTAAAAAAGCGAGCGAAACAAGTAAAACAGACAATGCTTCCTATACACAAAATGGTGGTTGGACTACTGCTGCTTCTGGTATGGTTTTTGTATCAGACTCCAATAAGTACTACACCAGCGTTAAAAATCCAGGTAATTACCAATATATGACCCAGAGTGCTGCTGATAATTCTGGTGCCAAGCCAGCACCACGGGGCAATCAATACGCAAGACCATAACAGGTCCAAGCCCCTCACCGGGCTTTCACGCGAGCGTAGTTCAACGGTAGAACGGTGCTCCTTTGAATTGCTGACTAGATACTAACAGATGTAGGTTCGACTCCTGCCGCTCGCATTGTAACAAATAACCCATACTACCGCTTACTTTAGTACGTACATCACGTGGGCGTAATTCAATGGTAGAATAACGATTTCAGCCCTTCTCTCTCGTTTGAAATTGTTATGTAGGCTCAATCCCTGCCACCCACTTTTAAAAGAAAGAAGGTAAGATTATGGATAAAGATATGTCGAAATACGAACTCATAGATAACATTACTAATGACTTAACCTCTTTTATTGATCTGTATGCTGTCGTTTATCTTACAAAAGATAGCTACTCAAGGAAAGAATGTGGCCGCATAATCCAAGGAATGGAAAAAGATATGGTTGATCGTCTTAAGCAAAAATAATTGTAGGTACATTCTAATTAACTGTTGAGCCGACCAAAACCCATCGTTGGCTCTTATGCGAGTGTAGTTTAGTGGTAAAACGACAGCCTTCCAAGCTGTAGTCGCGGGTCCGATTCCCGTCACTCGCTTTGTACAATGATTTATCTACGATTTATCTACGATTTATCTACGATTTGTTTATTATATTGTGCACTTATGCTTCTAAAATGCTTGTATCATAGCAATTCTATCTCATATTCACTATCCGATTTATCTACGATTTAATTCATATATGGAGGAAACCCAACATGAAAAAGTTACCAATAGAAAATTCTCAAAATAAATATATTAGGCAGGTTCAAACTGAATTTCTTAATCAAACTAAACGCCATTAAGAAGTATACCCCATGAACGGGGTATATATTTTCAGTTCAAAAGAACATACGTTTGGAAACGACAACCTCTTGTTATTTCCAGTTGGGAGGAATAAAACATGTCAGTAACCAAACTTAATAATGGTAAATGGCAAGCCCGTGTCTCTTACAAAGATGATGACGGTAACTATAAGTCGGTTACTCATTTAGAAAAGCGCAAAACTGACGCTGTTGAGTGGGAAACTAAAACTAAGAATGCTCTGCTGGAAGGTGCTGACTTATCACGTAGTACCGAGAGCCTAAAGCACTACTTTCTTGATTGGATCAGAATTTACAAAACTGACGGTGTATCGCGTCATACTCATGAGCTGTATATGGGCAACTGGCGTCACGTCTCTGCATATTTTAAGGATAAACCTATGAGCTCAATTAAACGTCCAGATTATCAGAAGTTCCTGAACGAATTTGGCCGCAGTCATGGAATTGCCACATCTCACAAGCTTCATCAACAAGTACACACTGCAATCAAGGACGCCGTAGCTGATGGTATTCTAAAACGAGACTTTGCTTACAAGGCACACGTCACTGGACGCCCTCCTAAGCCCGTAGAGGAAAAGTATTTGACGTTGTCCGATTATAAGAAGCTGCGTAAATACCTCATTAAAACGGCTGATTATGACCACATGACTATGCTGATGATGCTGTTTCAATTAGAAACTGGGACCAGGTTCGAGGAAGCTGCTGGTCTGACGTGGGATAATTTGGATTTGAATAATGGAATAGTTCACATTAAACAGCAGTGGGACGCCCGTAGACAGACTTTTCGTCCAACTAAGGGAAATGGACAGGCCGATGGAGATATAACCATAGGGCCCGCCTACTGTCGTTTTATGAGGAGCTATCGTAGCACGCAGAAAGATTATTTAGAACTACACGAAATGAAGAATCCTAAGAACCTCGTATTTTGGTCTAAACTAGGAAAAATCGTGGGCAATGGGAATGCGAACGAAGAGCTAGGACGTATTTGTAACCGTCTAAATATCAATAAAGTTACAACACACGCCATGAGGCACACACACGCTTCGATTCTTATCTTAAATCATGAGTCCCTTCCCTATGTTCAACATCGCCTTCGACATCAGAAACTAGAAACGACCGTTAACACCTACGTCCATCTTATTGAAGAAGAAAACGGCGTGTCAGATAAGAAGGCTACCGAGCTAATGGACGAAGGATTTTAAAAATGATAATTTTATGATTGCTGTAGTCCTTGTGCCGCAAGGGATTACAAAATCATTTGTTAATTTTTCTTCCAAAAACTGCTATATTTTGGCTACTTTTTTCGTTTTTGGAAGAATCGTGGAAGAACATATCGTGTTTGAGTGGTTTTCGAGTGTAAAACAAAAGCACCAAAACGCCTTTATATCAGCGTTTTGGTGCTTTGTCGTTTCTCTATATTTGTCGACTTATCACCCGCACGGGGATCGAACCCGTAACTCCGCCTTGAGAGGGCGACGTCTTAACCAATTTGACCAGCGGGCACAAATTCATTTATTATCTTACCGAATGATAAGCGGCTTGTCAAATATAATTAAGATTTTTGCCACCTAAAAATCGTCACAACAACTAAACCAACAAATAAGAGCAAACAGTAGGCCACACTACACCAAAAAACGAAAGTCAATAATTGCGGTAACAAAAAGCTGCGCATAACTGCTAATCCGATGGCCGTGACCGCCCATACGATCAATTGTTGTCGCAGATGATCGAATAAATGATCTAATTCTGACTTCGACATACACTCACCTTCCATTCAACTAGTTTAGCCACCAACTGATACGATATTCAAGCAAAAATGCAAAAAATAGACACAAAGTTTCAGCAAAGTCTTGACAGTATTTGCTGGAAAAGTTACTATTAAATAGTTGTTATTGGGTATTCGCCAAATTGGTAAGGCAGCGGACTCTGAATCCGTAATTTACTGGTTCGAGCCCAGTATACCCAATATTCGTTATCAGCTGTTATCATTGGTTGTCAAAAACACCGTGATTACAGCTTTTTTATTACTCTAGTTTGTCATTGGTTGTCATCTCTTTTCACTAAAAGTCAGCCAAAAGGACAGCCAAAAATATAACAAAAAAGCCACTGTTTCCAGTGACTTAATACTTGCGCGGGGCAGTGACTGTTAGCCAACTTTGGTTAACAGTTTTTTTATTGTTAAGCCATTAGTCTAACGCTTATTATCAAGGCAATGACTGCGATAGTAATGTGTATCACAAAAATAACCTTTCTTATAGTTTTAGATTCATGATAATCAGACGGCCAATGCACAAAATCAAGCACTGACAAAACCATAAAATTAAACGTTAATAATTTTATTCCAAAAACAGGTACCGGCGTAGATAAACATAAAACTATGGGGCCATCTTGAAATATGCTAAAAACTATCAAATAAGCCGGAACAATTAACAATATAATATTTAAAGTAACTTCAAACAACCATTTTTTTATAAAAGAACTCATTTACAAGGACACTCCAGCAAATATTTAACTGCACATTATTAATTATACACTAAAATTGTTGAAGTTTGGCTATAGTAGGCATTCAAACCGTTAGATCACTGTAAAATTTTGCAAAAGCGTGTAATGCTTCATTCTTCATATAATTAAACTTGCTGACACTAACCGATAATTGGCCACAAGCTTCACTGCGGCTGAAACGTTTCTTAATAATGTAATCATGTAAGATGAACTGATATTGTGGATCATCAATTGCATTTAGGGCGTCTTCGACTTCTTTTAACTGGTAAGACAAATCAACGTGGTTTATCAGGCGGCTTTCAGCACCGTTTCGGCTGCTATGGCTTGATACTCCATCGAACGAGGGACTAGAAACTTGATTAAAAGCCGTCAAGTCACGTTTTAATTTGGCGTATTGCTTTAATAAATTACAAATCTTTTTAACATCTTTGCGCATTGGAATCACACTTTCTGATCCCAGATATATGTATTAAAAAACGGGGCTACTACTGTACCCCGTCTTAGCTAATATTAACGACTATTAATGCTTGAATTGCTCAACGACAACTATATTATAACACTTAAAACAATTTTTTTCACCTATAATTGTTTCACATGAAACATATTCACTTAAAAACTTATCTGGTTACTAAGCCGCGCAATTGTTGAATCATGCTGACAACTTGATACGGCGTCTTTGTCATATCAGTCACCCTGTTTTGATACCAGAATTGTGTTAACAAGGACACGGCAAAGTCGTACTGTTTATACATAGACACGTCTTTGCTTCCACTAACGGCCGTCTGAACGTAGTCCTCGGCGGCGTCCAAATAGTTTTTAATCATCTTATCATCTTCGGTTACATCAATTCTTAGGCTTAGTTTAATATCATCAACGGTTACAGCCATGTAATCACTTCCTTTATTTTGGTTTTAATTTATGTATAGGGGGTGCCAAAATAGACACCCCTTGTATAGTCCGTCCCCAAAAGTGGGTACGTACCACGGTGGATCCCCCTTGTATAACCGTGCCCAAAAGTGGGCACGATTATTTACCAGGCGTGGTTTTTAACGCCACGTTGATTACAGCGGTCTTATCAATCACTTTATAATCGTTCCGCACAATGACGGAAAGCCCTTGGCTAAACTGGTCGAACTTGTCCCATTGGGCGGTTACTTGGTTACGCCGGAAAACCGCCACCGCTTGCGATAAGTCCCCCACAATCATTGGGGACGTCCCGTCGACGTTGTTGGCCAGTAACTTGTCACTAATCATGACGACTGGCGCCCCTAACAAGGTGAAGCCACTGGGTGCCGTTGGGTTCGGTTGTAACAGGTAACGGCCATCGGAATCTTTTAAGGTATCAAGGTAGTTGAACCCGGACTGGTTTACTAACCACATTTTGCTCAAAGCGGGATCTAACGTCACATTGAAAATCTTTTTAAGATCATCAATATTGGTAGCCGTTGCTTTGGTGAAACTGGTTCCCGTTAACAAACTCATAATCTGCGTGTTGTCCGTGTTATCAACCAATTGTTGTAATTGGTTTTTAACTTCGCTGACAATATCAACTTCGGCGTCTTCCACCACTTCATTAGATAAGGCAATCTTACCCGCCCGGGTCTTCACATCAAATGGCACTTCCGTAAACATGTTCGCGTTAACGTCGGCAATTTCCGCTAGTTCTTCCTTAGTAGCCAATACCGCAGATTGTCGGCTAGTAGCAATTGGATAAGTCCCGGAACCACTAGAAACTTGCTTGACTGTCGCATATTGGGCGAGGTTGTAATTGGATTGCTTTAATTGGAAAACGGGGGTAATCAGTTCCTTAGGAATAACCGCACTGACCCCGTCAGTCTTTAAACCATCCCGTGTTTCACCATGTGTTCGTACATATTGTTCAAATGCTGGAATACCAGTTTTGTTTTCATTGCCATTAGGATCAATAATTGTTTGTTTTGCCATGTTGTCAGGCTCCTTTTCTTGGTTAATAAATTTTTCATAGCTACGGGTGTCAACTTGAACATTGGTATCGTCATAAGCGGGAACGGCTACCACTGACACATCGAACAAGCTTTTAACTTGATTAATGGTGCGCGTGATATTACCGCCATCATCTTTAGTCCATTCGTCGGTGTTGTCGTCACTATCAAAGCCAAATGAGCAGGAATCAACGTTCCCACTTTGAACTTCTTCGTAAACATCATTAGCAAACGACGTATTCGGCAACTGTGCGGTGAAATGTAGCCCCTTGTCGTCCGTTTCTAACGTTAATGTGCCCGCCTTGGCACTGGCTAACACTTGGGTATAGTCGTGGTTATTAAGCATAAGAACGTTTGATAAATCGACACCATCAAGGGCTTTGGGGGTAACAACCTCAGTGAAGCCACCTAAGTCTTTGCTTGGTGAGTTCCATACAATTGCATAACCACTAATTGTTTTGCCCTTGCTTGTTTGGGAACCTTTAGGTTGCGGGTCTGCTGAATTTTCAGCTGGCCCGTCTTCGGGTGTTTCTGACTGCGGCGTTTGTGCTCGCAATTCGGCGTCAATCGTTAACCGTCGGTCTTGTTTCATGAATTAGTCACTCCATTCTTTTGTAAGTTTAAGAAAATATTGCCATCGTCAGTTGGTGGCAAGCCAATCTTGGCCCGAGCTTCGTTACGGCTCATAACGCCGCCAGTGAAACCAGCCACCGCTTGGGCTTGTTGCGTTTGCGGATCAAGGCTCAATAGCTTGTCCGTATTAAACGTAAAGTCATGACCAAACTTGAACGACAGCTCGCTGGTAAAGCTATCAAAGTAATGTTGCAACGTTCCTTGTAGATACTGCACGCCACTTTGTTCTTGGTTAGAATGATCGTTTTCAACCCCTAAGCGCTCCGGTGGTAAGCCAAAAGCCTTAGCAATTTGTCGGGTCGTCCAGTCATTAGAATTGACCAGCTTTAATACATCGGTATTTAAGGATAAGTTGCTAATATCCATGGTATCGTCAGTCACAATCGTGTTTACCGCATTGTCACCCGTATTGGCTTCATCAAACTGTGTACGAATATTGTCCTTAGCTTCCGGCCCTAAATCAGATTGATGGACTTTAATAACCGTGGTGCCGTGTACACCAGCAGTAAAAAAGCCGGTTAGCAATTTATTGCCGGCCGACTGAATCTGGCGTTCATCTTTGAGGGCATATAGGGGACTAATTCCCGATACACCGTCTTTGGTGAAATATTTAAAATGTAAAATGTTGTTAGGCGCGATCTGACGACTGTTACCGCCAGTCGGGGTATAGGTGTAGGTCAACGCCCCACTGACGTCATCTTGCTCAACCGTCAATTGGTTATTGGCAATCAATTTCAATGTATGATTAGGCAAAATTTCAGCAAAACTATTACCATTCAGTAACAGGTTAGCCGCCAACGCATATTTAAAATGGTACCCGTCCATCTGACTATTGGGATTCTGATTAATCATCGTGTTAAAGATTGCCCTATCGCACATAATTGGATTGCTGGCAATATCGCTCGCAATAATATTAATCGCCGCGTAAATGTCACTATTACGCAACACCGCCGCACTCACAAACGTATACGGGTCGTTACTTGATAAACTAACCAAGGCGTCGGCTACCGGATCATGCGTGCCGCTGGTGGTATTGCTTTTAACAAAAAAACTCATTTAATCACCTCTTTGCTTTTCATAATTAATTAGCAAGGCCAGCATAATCATGGCTATACCAGCCAATATTAACCCCGCTTGCCAGCTGATCCAGCAACCAAAACCAATCACTAAGCATATTAAGCCAAGCACCAACAAGATCGTTTGAAAATAGTTAGAACAGATCTGCCGCAGTCGCTGTTTTGTAGTAATCTTCTGCATGTTGTTGCGCCTCACTTTCTTGGTAATAGTCCATACCCGCTACAAACGCGTTAATTAACGCCGCAATCGGGTCAATCCGGTTACTGTTGCGGGCTTTATCCAGTTGCCAACCATTGTTTATCACTTTCAAGATGGCGTTATTGACCGCATAAGCGAGAATCTTATTGCCGTTATGTTTAATCTTGCCATCGTAAAGCTGATCACGGAAATTACGAGTTGGAATATTCAAAGTCTTGGTACCTTGTCGCACTTCAAACAGTGGGTAGCTTAATTTCTCGAATTTTGTAATTAACGTTTGCGCGTTATACGGGTCATAAGCGATTGCTTTCACTTTCCAGTTGTATTTTCCGACCAGATTTTGCACGTAGTCGAATAGCTCATCATAATCAATCACACCACTATCAAGGCGAGTAATACTACACTCACCCGCCCGCTCCATTGACCGATAATCAATGCCATCACGTTTAATCTTAGAATCAAGGCCGTATTTAGTCCCCACAAATGAATGACTGTCACAATAAAACTGACCGTTACCAATTGGTATCAACCAACTAACCGCGGTCAAGTCGTTACTTTTTGATAAATCAATGCCAATATAGGCGTCACGATTATGTAAGTCGGGCACCTTTGCCAATTTACCAGCGGCCCAGTCGTCTGCTGAAATGTAGCTGTCCTCGCTGGCTTGCAACCACATGTTGAAGTTCTTAACCAGTATTGGAATGAGATTATTTTGTTTAATGGCAAGGTCAACGTCAGCCTGAATCTTTTCCGTCATGCGTTGTTTAACGTGTGGTTCACTGAATAACGGGTTGGCCTTAATCCAATTGGCTTGATCGTAAACTTCTTCGCGGTCGTCCAGTTCCCATATTGCCACAAAATAACGGTCAGCTTCGGTCTTGCCCTTTAAAACGTCCGTCAGCATGTCATATTCGGCGTGCATTGGAACGTTAAGGTTAAGGCCCGAGGTGGAAATCACCGCCAGCAGTGAGTTATCTTCTTGTGCTTGACCAGACTTTAAAACGTTGTACACTTTGCGGTCTTTAGCTTCGTGCCATTCATCTAAAATAACGGTAGTACCAGCATAACCATTAAGCGTACTGGTATCACTGGCAAGGGCCAAGGCTTGCGAATCAGTTTCTAAGTCAGTAATGGCTTGCTTCTGTACCTTAATCCGTTGCCGCATGTACTTCGATTGTTTACGGACTTGCCGTAGCCCACTTGATAGCATGTTATAGCCCAATTTAGCTTGTTTAAGGGCGTTGCTAACGAATAATACTTGTCGGTTGCGGGCGGGCTGACGTTCTCTTAAAAGGCCATTAGCGGCCATGCCAGAAGCTAGATAGGTTTTACCATTCTTGCGGGCCATGCTAATAAACGCACGATCATAACGGCGGTTACCAGTAGTTTTTTCACGCCAGCCATACAGCTCACTAATAATCCATTTTTGAAATGGTTGCATAGTTAGCCGGCTCCCGTCAGTCTTAGGCATTAATTCGATAAATTTGACCGCCTGTGCCGCTTCGTCTTCGTCATAGTAGAACGGGAAGATAGCTTCTTTAGAACGGCTTAAATCGCGTTTAAATCGCTCGCACGCCCATTTGATTTTTTGACCAGCCAATACTTGACCCGATAACACTTGGTCAACATATTCAATCATGACAACATCGCCTCGAAAGTATCTTCGGGTGTCTCATCTTTTTGTTTGTTTAATTCCATGCGTGCCCGGCTAGATAACGACATGCCTAAATCATTGGCTAAGGCTTTTAAATCTTTCATTGCTTGTGACTGTAAGGCCACGTAAGGGTTCGGCTTACGCACACCACTCTTTTGATTAGTTTGTACCAGTCCGTTCTTACGAATATCATTCTCGCAAGTCTGTACCGTGGCATAGGCGCGGCAATAACTGGCTAACATCGCCCGATCAAGTTCACTAATTGGAGTATTGGCCTTTAAATAAGGCGCTACCCGTTGCCATTCAGTCAAGGCCCGATCATGTAACCAATCAGGGGGCGTTAAATCAAGTGACGGGTAATCAAATAACGCTTTTTCAGCGTCTTTACGTTGATCACGCTCATCATTGGTTAAATGTTTCTTCATACTAGCCAAGGGTTTTACTTTTCGACCCATTCGGAGCGCTCCTTTCGCTTAAATTTACGTACCAAAAAGCCCCCACGGGTTAGACCCATAGCGGCTGATTGATACACATATCCAGAATTCGTTTATTATACCTATATTATCGCACATATCTCTAAAAAGTGCAAATAATAACATGTATATATCGACACGTTGCCCCCTGACTGTTTATTTGTTTAAATTTCGCATTATTAGTAAGGATATTTCACAAACCAGCAAAATAAGCAAAAAGCCAAAGTAAAAAAAGGGATTTTTATAAAAACAAAAGTATGCTGTCCGCTCCCTCCGTGTCGACCATAGCCCCCCCATATCAACGTTTCTGGGCTGTCATGCTATTTTGAATTAGTCTCGTGGCGCAAAATTGAGCCGCCAACTTGAATTGTTCACTCGGCCGAGAAATCGGCGCAGTCCATTGCCACTTTTGGCAACGCAACGTAGACGCAAAATGCGGGTTGGTTAACAAGGTCTAAAATTTCGACTCAGTATCTCGACTGAAAGTTCAGCGCAGTATTGCGCAGATCTACTACTCAATATGAATCTTGAATTGTGGGTATAAAATTGCGACTCACAAATTGTTTTCTCGCTTTCACGTGATATAATTAACTTTGTAGGAATCAATCGTAGTGGCGTCAGCATTGGCGGCGCTTTTTATATGTTATACTGGCAACGGTCATTCGAGTGGCCCTGTGACTGGTCGCCTTAACGGGCGGCTTTTTGTTTACCTACCTAAGTTAAACTTAGGGTGCAAAAGCAACCTGTCACGCCATCTTAGCGGGTCAGCTAGTGCACCAAGTTAGTGCGTTGTGCCAGTTGTGTTCCGCGTTGGACCAGTTAGTGTACCACGTTGGACCACGTGTGGACCACGTTAAATTGGTCTTGGAAAAACTGCTATACCAGCATTTGTACCACGTGGACCACGTGGACCACGTTAATATGAACATTTACAATTATAGTAGTAATGATAGTAAGCCAGCGTACCAAGTTAGCACGTTAGGGTCGTAACTTGCGACCGCAGACACTAAAAAAGCGCCGCGCCTTTCAGCACGACACTCATTGGTTATTTAGTTGGTTGTTTCCGCTGTTCTCTAACCAATCCCGTTTTTCGGTTATGGTGTCGGTAGCACAATGGTTGTAGGTTGCTTTCATCTAAGCGACGTGACCAATCGTCTTTGATCTCAATAACGTGATCGACCACATCGGCTTTGCGGATCACCCCATCTTGGTAACATTGCACGCATACCGGATTACTTTCAAGGAACCACCGTGACAACTTGCGCCATGCTGACGACTTGTAGAACTGCTGGTACTTACTCTCGTCTGAATCGTACATGCGTTTGTGATACCGCCACTTGTTAGTTGCCTTGCGGTGCTTCTCACAGTAGCGTGTGTCATAGGCAACCAAAGTCCGACAACCCGGGTGCTCACACATCTTCACTGGTTTAGCCATGACCATTAACCTTAGTCAGTGTTACCACGTCATACGAGTTCAGCTCGCTATCAGAACTAATACCAGCAACGCGATACGTAACCCCATCTAGCAACGCTAGTAGTGCTGTGGTAATACGTTCATCATGGCGCGCCACGATTAGCTCGTCAGTCGTCGCAGTCGTCCCCGTAAGGCTAATCGTATTGTTAACGGTTAACGTGTACTCACCACACCATACAGTAAACAGTGGCACAAATTGTTGCTTGGTTGTGCCGTTTATTAAATTTTCAACTGACTTAACGGTGCCAAACTGTGCCCGCTTATTTAGGCGGTTTAGATTATAGTTCTTCATCGTCATCACCCAACAATCCTGATTCAGGGTTATTGAACCAGTCCACAACATCTTGATCCGTCATTTCACTAACAGGCTTACCATTGATATATTCAACAATCGCAGTGTATTCGGGAGTGTCTGCGTACAAATTCTCATCTTGGTAGACACTTTGAATTTCCACGCTTCTGCCATTATCGAGGAGAAGCGTATCACCTTTAACTGGTTTACTAGCCACTGTAATTGTTTGGTCATCTAGTTTTTCTTCTGTGTCCGTGAGTTTAATTTTCATTATAGTTAGATCCTTTCTATCATGTTAATCATCTAATTGTTCCAACATCTTGTACGCATTTTTGCGTTGTTCTTCATCGCTTAAAGGATTATTCAAAACTTGGCTTGAAACGTTTCGGATAACGTAGGCGTCAGCTAACCAACCTTGACTTGATTTCATAAAGTGATCGTCACTAAATTGTGCATAAATGGGGTACATGAGTTTTAAGTCTCTTACAGTTTCTGGCTCATATTCTCCATCTTCATTTGGGGTAAAGCTCCCAACCAATCCTTTATCTTTTGCTTTTTGAGTTGGCTCACCATTTTGATCTAAAGCACCTTCTTTAATCAAGGCTCTGTAAATACACGATTTTAATTCATTAACTCTATTTGAGACAACTGGTCCATATTGTTTAACGTAAATGTCAAAAGCTTGCTCAACTAAACTTGGATAAATTACTTTCATTTTTCCTTTTCCTCCTGTACTGGAAATGTTTGTTTTAACGTGGAACACGTGGAACACGTGGACAATCGTTGATATATCAACACTTTGAAGACCACCTAACGTGGAACATTACCCGGAACACGTGGCACACTTGGTGTTTTCGATCATTGTACGCGGACATATCCGTGCGGTTGCTTGCCATTAATTCTAATTCTTTTAGCTTCCCAGCCGTCCATATTGTCCATTAATAGCTTGATTCGCTTAGCTTCCGAGTTTGTTCGCCCGGTTAAAAAACGATCGACTGTTTTATGGAAGACAACTTCCATGATTTCCAGAGTTGTTGTTTGGTTGAGTAGTTTCCGTTCATTACTGACTTGATCTTTTAGCCACTTAGAATGATGGCCGTAGTCACTGACATAGCTTTGTTTTAAGCCGGTACTCATATTTTCCCAATCTGTGGGAACTTCCATTGCTAAAAACGCTTCGATGGCATCTCGCATAGGGTCGACAGTTTCCGCAGCCATCTGATACGCCTTAGCCTCTTTCATAGTGGCCTGATCCAGATATAGTGGTTCGCCATTCCTAAACCAGTACATGGCTTCCGCCAATACTTGAAGCATGTAATTCTCGTCCGGGTGCCATACATCTAATTTGGCCTTGTTGACCCCACATTTAATTGGATAAAAGCGCCGTTCACCGGTCGCGTCCTTTAAATAGTCGGTTTGGTTAGTTGTGCCAATAAATACGCATTTACGTGGGTGCGGTAACGCATAGCGGCCATAACTATTCCGGTATGTGTCGGATTGTGCACTAATGAAATTTTTGATTCCCTCAATATCCGTCTTCTTCATGGCGGAAAGCTCGGCAACTTCAATAATCCAACTACCTTGCAACTGTTGATAATCGTCTTTCTGCTTACCCATTCCTTTCAACGAATCATTGAATTTATCCGGGTATAGATTTTTACCAGCCGTACTCTTGCCAAGCCCTTGGCTTCCCTCTAAGATAGGAACAATTTCAAACTTAACGCCGGGTTCATAGGCCCGAGCAACAAGACCAGTTAGCCATTTCTTAGTGATGGTGCGGGTGTAGTGATTATCTTCGGCACCTAAGTAGTCAATGAAATAACGTTCAGCACGTGGTTGGCCGTCCCATTCTACTGTCTCAATACGATCCTTAACTGGATTGACTGTCTTGCGGCGTGCCTCTGTAACTACCGCGTCGGTAATGTTTTCCTTGCTGAATAACAAGTTGTAATGATCCTCGAGATAGCTTCTTAACAATGTGTCATCACTGTCATTCCAGAAGCCCTTTTTGAATAAAGAGTTATCAGTTTGTGGATTCTTAACGATTTGCTCCGAGAACTCATCAAAAACGACTAGTCCTTTTAACATTTCGTCATGTTCCATAATTAAGCGGATATTGTAAAGAGACTGTGTTTTAATTCCATCGTCCGAATTCTTTTTGAAATCGTTCTGCCAATCAGCGTCACGTTGCATTTTGATAACATTGTTGGCCGCTTCTCGGGTCTCTGCTGGTAAATCCATTGCTTTGCCCATTAATGAACCCCCTTACTCTCTCGTTTTAAAATGGATTGAAAAATCACATTAACTTCCTTGCTTGGTAGCGCCGGATCAACGAACGAATCATTAATCACCGACAGCATGTTATAAACTGTCCTGGGAGCGGCACCGACACCAAACATTCGACCAGCAATTTTAGTTAACCAAGCGTTGCGATTGCCCTGGGTTGTCCCGGTTACCATTTCATCTAACAAGCGACCGGTATACTTCTTTTGGTGTGTGGTACAGGCGTGTTCTGACGGCCAGTTCACTTTTTGACCCGCCAACTTATCGACTAGCCATCGAGGAGCCGGCTTAATATCAGCCAATGTTTGGCCACCTAAGGGAGTATACGGTTTGCCGTTAATTTCACTTGGGGCAATCACCGTGAAGTCACTTAACAAGTCAATCCCGGGCCAAACGTCAATTTTGCGAACCTTAGCACCCGCGTATTTCAAAAAGTAATGTACGCCACCGTTAGCCGTCCGTTCAATGTAGGTATCATTCGGCAACGTCTGTCCTTGCTTAAATAGTTGTGCCAAGCTAGTCCGACCATTTTTAGTTGGCTCGTGCATATCAATATCAACAACCAATAAATCCGATAAATCTAGCCGCAAGCCTAAGTTGTAAGTGGGGTGCTTTTTAAACCATGCGAAGATGGTGTTCTGGTCACTAGTTGCGGCTTGGTAGCCCGCCACCCCTTTAGGTGGCTTCTTCGTGTTTTCAATCAGTGGGTAAACCGCATAGCCTTGCTGGGCCAGCTCAATGGCTTTATCAAGCGTTGTGAACTCTTTCATTTTTCATCACCGCCAAACGCATTAAGATCATCAATATCTGTATAGTGATTTTCTGCATATTGCTTTATGACAGTGATTAGTCCACTCAATTTTTCGGAATGATCAATATTTTTATTAACGAAGTAGTCAAAGACAAAATCATCTAAAGCATCTATTGAAGTTACGAGTGATCCAGCCTCAAACACTAGTTCATCTAAATCTTTAGTTTTCTTCATTACAAATTCCCTTCATATAACCGTGCTAACGTGTTAAAATAAGGGAAAGCATATTTTGGATTATTCCCTCGACCTACTGCCGTCCAAAGCAAAGTAGGCCTTTTTTGTATGCTTTCCCATGCGACTGACCTCACATTCCAAAATACCGACGCGGGTTCTTGATTAACTTAGCCACCACGTTGCCGACAAACAACACAATCATAAATTTGATTACCCATAAGATTACTGTTGCTATCATGAAAATCACCTCCTTAAAATTATTCTGCCCCCGCACGGTGCAATTAAATTGTTTTTGAGGCTAAATATTTATCTAGCTCTTTGCGTTCAATACGTTTTAGTCTACCAATGCTAGTTACCTTTAAACCGTCATTAATCATCTTGTAGACTGTATTCACACTACCAATATGAAGTTCTTCCATCACTTGCTGGTATGTAAGCCAACTTTTGTCTGTGCTGTTCAT